TTCTAAAACATTTTTATTCCCAGCCATTTGATGTAAATCATCTATATTTTGAGTTATTACTGCTTTTAATATACCCATTTTTTCTAATTCAGCTAAAGCCAAGTGACCTTTATTAGGTTTGATACCATTAATATTTAATTCTTCTTCCACATATTCTAAAAAGATTTTTCTATGTGTACAAAAAAAGTCTGAGCTTAATACTTCTTCAGGTCTATATTTTCCTTTATACAAACTACTATATAGTCCATCTTTACCTCTAAAACTCTTCAATCCACTATCGGTCGATACACCAGAGCCAGTGAAGAAAACAAGATGTTTAGAGTTTTTAATTATATTAGCTAACTGTTTAATTTTATCTTCCATTCACATCACTCCTTTTTTTTTAAGTATATCACACCAGTAAAAAAAAGCAACTTATATAAAGTTGCTTTTTAATAAAATAAAATAGAAAGTTTCAAAGGTTTAAACGAAATTATTCTTATTTCTTTTACCAATATTTTTAAAATCTTTTTTGTTTCAACAATATCTTCTTCATCGTAATTTTCAATTATAAATTTCAATTTTTCTAAAATCTTTATATCTTTTGGAGTTGAAATATTTAAGATTTTTTCAAATTCACTAACTTTTTCCTTAGTTATCTTTAAATCATTATTGATGTCCTTAAATTTATTATCAAGTTCTTCTTCATTTATATAACCTTTTTGAAATAAATTTATTACTCTTTCTTTTTCGTTCTCAAGTAGTTTCAAGTCATTTTTTAATTTTAAAAACTTCTTTTCCTCATTCTTTTTATCTTTAGAGCTATATTGATTTAGTTCTTCAAGTTCTTTTGAATTTAAAATAAGATTCTTTATTGCTTTATCCATTGTTTTTGCTGAGAAAACTTTTCTACATTTTCTATTAACACAAGTATATGAATAGTAAGTACGAGTTACTTTTCCATTTTTAGTCTCATAGCTTTTTTTTCTTTTTTGCTGATACATTTTACAACCACATTTACAGTATATAAGAGAAGAATATAATAAATATGGTTTTGCATTTCCAAAAGAAGCTCTAACTTTCATATTTTTTTCTCTTAAAGACTGACAAAATTCAAATAATTCTAAAGGAATAATAGGTTCATGCAGTCCCTTATACCATTTTATATTTTTTCTGCTTTCTTTTCTCTTTTTCTCATTCAACTCTTTAACATATCTTCTAAAAGGAACAAAACCAATATAAATTTTATTATCAATTATTTCCACTATATCTGATCTTGTTTTCTTAAATCTTCTACCAACTTCAGACAAGTTATGAGTCTCTGCGTATGTTTCAAAAATCTTAAGAATAAAAGGAGCTTTCTCAGGATCAGGAACAATCATTTTATTTTCCCCTCTCATGTACCCAGTTGCTGGATTCCCATGAACAAAATATCCTGCTTTGGTTTTTTCTTCTAAATTGCTTCTTATTCTCAAAGACATTTGTTTTATATCTTCAGCTCCCCAAGCTAAGAATATAGAGAGAGTCATAAAATCTTTTAAATATGGTTGAGATATACTATCAAAAGTAATTTTATATAATTCTAATTCTTCAAAAAATTTCATTCCTGTAGATATTTTTCTAGCTATTCTTGAAACTTCCCAAAAAACTATTTTTGTATAGATCTTTTTACTTATTGATTCAAACAGCTCATTAAATTCTTTTCTATCATCTACTCTTCCACTTTCAACATCTTGATAAACTTTTAAAACTTCATAGTTCTTTTCTTTACAGTAGTCCAAACACTTCTTTAACTGGATATTGAGAGAGCTTTCGCTCCCATTATCCTTACTTTGCTCTTTTTTAGAAACTCTTATGTAAATGGCTACTTTTTCCATTATGAAGCCTTTTTCCTTAAAATTATTTTTTTATATAGTTCTTCAATTTGTTCAACTACTGTAGTTTTAATAAAATCATTTTTCTTCTTTTCCATATTTATCTACCACCTTGTTATATTTAATTCCATTCCTTACCTATTCTTTTCATATTCTTATTCCATTTTTCCCAGTAGCAATTTAAAATATCAGTTGTTGTAAACTTATGTTGATACGTAATTGCAATTAATTCATCTATAGCTATTGCCAATTTGTCTGTATAAACATAGTGTATAAACTCTAAAAGATTAGGTTTATCTGTACGAATGTATTCTTTATCAAAAGAGAAACAGATTGCTTCTTTTAAAGCTTTATTCCTATTATCATCAAGATAGTTGACTAATTGTGCGAAAAAGAAGTAAATATCTGCCAACTCTTCAAGTTCCTTATCTCTACAGTATTCTTTTGTTTTCCATGTTTTATGAGAAAGCATAGTTTCCTCGTTGAATTCTACACATTCTGCTACTAATGACATTTTAATATCTTCATAAGTTCTAGTTCTAATATTATTGATGTTGGCATCTAATTTTTTTTGCAACAACAATATATCTTTAAAATTTTCAGGTTTTTTTATTTCCATTATTTACTCCTTTTAAGCAAATGAAATATCTTGATACACCCATTCCATATATTTGTTTGAAAAGTTAAAAACTCGATTTAACTCTTTATCTTTTATTCCTAATTTTCTAGCAATACCTCTCATTTTAGCTGTATCCAAATCCCTTACCATTCTGGCCCAGGAACCAAGAGTTGACATAAATCCTATTGGAAGTCTTTGATTAATATCATCAAGGGTTAAAATAGGAGTTTCACTCACACCATTAATACATTTCATAGCTTGTTCTCCTATAACCTCAGTATAAAAGAAATTATTTTCTATATCTTCACCTTCTTCTCCATCTTCTGGTTGGAAGTAGTTATTATATATTTTCTCTGCTGAAGCTCTTGTTTGTGAGATTAGCATAAGTTTATCAAACTTTATGAAACCATCATGTTCAGCAATTTCATTATCCCAAACTTTCTTATGATTTTCACAAACCCTAGTGATATTTAGCAAAATAGTAGCAAGTCTTGCTGCACTTAACTTTTCATCAGAAGGTTTCCTAGTTATCTTTATTTCTTTTTTTTCGTTTATTTTTATTTCTCTCTTCTCTGTTCTCTTTATTTTTCTCATCTTCAACACCTTTCGCCACCAAAAGAGTAGCTAAAGCTAAATTTAGTATACTCACAACATCACATCCAACTTTCCAACAAGAGAAATGGTAAATTAAGTTTATTTTTAATTTTTCTCCAAAGGCTAATTTCCATATAGCCTAGTTCAAAATTTTTAATTTTTCCTTTACTTTGATTAGCAATTATAACAGCATCATTGAAAGTACTTGCAGTATATTCACCATCAACTAAATAAAAATTTTCGCTAATTTTTCTTATTTCTAGCATCTTATCCTCCTAGTTAATATTGACACTGCAAATAATTTAATGTTAAAATAAAACTGTCTGAGGGCTTTATTAACACGAGCAATTATTTGCAGTGAAAAATAATAAAGTCTTTTTTAAATTATTCTATTTAAAACTTTTATAAAGACTTTTAACTCTTCTATCTCATTTTTGAGATTTACAATTCTTGAAATGCCTAGCATAGCGACTGCAGCATCATCTTCTACAAGAGAGTTATTGTAATCTATTGTTGTTTGAGCCTTTTCTATCAAAGTTTTTTTGTCAATCATCATAGTTCCTCCATAAGCTTTTGTAAGTTATTAATGTATTCACCTAGTTCTTTTTTATATTCTTCTCTTTCATTATCTTTTAGAGTTTTAGCTCTCTTTTCCATTCTTTTTATCTTGTTAAAGTTAAAGAATTTTTGACCAGCTGGAAGAAACTCAAGTTTATTCTTTTCAATTACAGGAAGTAATTGTTTTTTAATTTCTTTAACCTTATAGATGTCATTTTCTAATATTCCTAAGACTTCTTCGTATTGAAGTTCTTTATTAGTTAAAATTTTTATTGCCTGGTCTGAATAAGCAAATATCTTATCTTTATAGTTTTGAAATTCCAAATATAAATTCCATCTTTTTAAGTAAACAGAAACAGCATCTTTTGAAAGTCCTTTAGACTCATACCAAGCCATAAAGGAATTTGAAGGTTTTAAAGTTTTTTCAATTAATGCTAATGATGAACACATATCAAATAAATTATTTTTGTACTTCTTATATGTATTCATAAATATCTTTTCTTGTTCAGATACAGTAGCTATTTCAACAGCATTTAATTTGTAACTGTCGAAATTAAATTCCTTTATTTCAGATTTAGAAGATATAACTATGTCAAAATCGTTATCTAAATTTTTATTCATTGTCTATCTCCTTCCAAATACTTATGAAAATACCCTTTATATAATCTAATTTTTGAGCTTTACTTTCCCATAAGAGAGTTTCATTGTCTATCAATTTAGAAATAAGGCTAAGCTGAGGAATAGGAAAACTTAAATGGATTCCTTGTACACTTAGTTTTTTGTTTAAAAAATCATAGTATTCTTTCTCAAGCTTTGTTCTTCCAATTCTATTTGGAACAATAGCCTTAACCTTATTCAAATCAACTTTCTTCAACATACTCAACACCGAATGAGTTGTAATATTATCAAGAAAGGTTGGAATGACTATATGGTCTGCAATTTCAATAAATAAATTATCTAGCCCCATTACTGGAGATCCATCGATAACAATATAGTCAAATTCCTCTTTCAAAATATTTATAGCTTTTTTAAAAGATTCATTAAAAGAGCTTTTTATTTTATATCCTTGTAAGTGCAAGAAGAAAAGATTTTCTCTTAATTTTTTAATTTTGTAGCTTTTACCTTCAATAAAATCTTCAAGTCCAAACTTACTAGTATCATCAACTTTAACACCTGCAAATTTTAAAATATCATTTTGGGAATCGCTAGTAAGAATCAAAGTTTTTTTATCTTTTATAAATGCCTTATAGGCTGCTAGTTGTAGAGTTATATAAGTTTTACCTACTCCACCTTTATTGTTTTTAACAAGTATAATTCCCATTATATCCTCCTATTCTTGGCTATGTTTTTTAGCAAAATATATTTTATGATTTTGTAGATTTATCAATTTAGCTCCATCAAACTGTAATTCTAGTAATGGATGCACTGTTCCACGGTTTTTATTTATAATTGCATAACTACCGTCAGCTCTTTTTTTAACAACACCACAAGTAATCATCTCATTATCTTTTATAGCTAACACATAATCATCAGTGTAGATGAAATTCTTATTAACTTTTATTCCTGTACTTTCAAGCCAAATGACATCTAAAAAATCAAATTCTTGTTCACCTGTTCTTTTGTTTTCTCCCATTATTTTTGTTTCTTTAAAGTCTACATTCAGAGCTTTATATACTCCTCCTGTAGATATACTGTAGAATTTACCATGTAGTTTCATTGCTAATATCTCCTTTCCTATTGTTGATTATAAAATTCTGGTTCTCTTAATTTCTTAAATGCACCTATTTCTATGCCATATAAATCAAATGATAACCTTCCCCAGTTAGAGCAAAATTTATATTTTTCAAAATCCAACCTTTGATTTTCTGGAAGAAGATTATTTATTCTTTCAAAGTCTTTTTGAAGCTTACACCACTTATCAAAGGGCATATTTATTTTTATACTTTTTTCCATAGCACTCCTATTTTTTCTTTGATTTTTTGTGAGATCATAAGATAAAAGACACTTTCAGCATTTCTTTTAATATCTCTTAGCATAGGATTTTTCATTTCTTCAATTATTTCATTTTCAATTTTTAACTGTTGCTCTTGAGGTAAACTTTTAAAAAATTCAATTGCTTCATCATTTCTTTGATACTCCTTTCGTTCTTCATTTTTAATTTTTTCTTGTTCAAGCTCTTTTTGTTCGATAGCTTGTAAATTTACTTCACAAGTTCCTTTAAACAAGTGAGCTGAAAAAACTGCTGCAATGTTCTTAACATCCTTTTTATTTTTTAGTATATCTATTTGCTCCTGGAAAAGATTTAAAATATAATCTATTGAATTATTTTTTAATAAATCAATTATTTTATCTTCATGCTTCTTAGAAAAATCAATTTCATTTTTCTTAAACCATTCTTTTATTTTTTTTAAATCACGATCATAAATATTATTATGATCATGATTATGATTATTATTTATTATTTCTTCTTTATTATTTATTGCCCCCGCCTCGTTCAACGGAACGTCAGACGACTCGTAAAAGTTATTGTTATTATTAGTTTTTTTGTTTTTTTCAAAATTAGATAAATTTATTGACGATACGTCAGACGACTCGTTAGCAGTCTCGTTATACGATACGTTATTTTTATAAATTAAAAGTCCTATAAAATTTTTCAAAGAATTCTCAGGACAACTAGAATACATTAAAGTTAAAAATTCTTTATTTTTAACCTGCTCAATTTCCTTTTTTATCAAATCTTGCACTGGCTTTCCACCAATATTTAGATTATTCTCAGCCCATTTCAATAATATAAGCTCTCTTGTTTCAGAATCATATTTTATTAATTTATGGTATGTTTCAAATCTTTGTAACAATGCAGTCACGGACTCCATAGAATATCCTAAATCAAAAGCCATTTGCTTTTTTGTTATTGAATAGATTCCAATTTGTGTTGTAAATTCATTTGTCATTAAATATAAATAGAAGTATTTATCTTCTGCTGTCATTTCTTCTTGGATGTAAGTATTACTCCAGAAGCTAGTTTGTATTTGTCTAAATTTAGCCATATTTTCTCCTTATTCAAAATGAAACTTTTTGTGACATTCATTACATAAGCAAATCAAATCCTCACTCCAATATAAATGCTCATATCCATGTCTTTTATATGTTTTATGATGTGTTACTAAATTATTTGAACTGTAACATAATTCACATTTATATTTTGCTCTTGATTTAACTTTTTCAGCAATAGCTTTCCAATATGGTGTTTTTAAAAAAGTATGATAATCCATTGAATTTATATATCTATAAACAATATCATGTAATATACGAAAATCAGAAATATAGTGTATTTTTTCATTTATATTTACTCCTTCTTTCCAAGAATTATCTGGATTCAAATAACTTGCTATATAACTTTCTGTATATTTACTTTTATCAAATATCTCAGTTTCATTTTTAGCTTTTTCTTTTCTAGCTTTTTCACACTCTTGACATATATAACGATTATCAGAAATATATTTAAATAATACTGTTTTTGCCATTTTAACTTCTTTGATTTCTTTACATTCATTACAAATAACTTCAACTGTGAAAGGATTAGGATTTTTAGTATCATAAACCTTTTTAAACAAACTCTCCCATTCCATTCTTTTTTTACTTCTAAAATAGTTTATAGCTTCAACAGTTATTCTATCTGTATAATCAATAAACCCTTCATCTTTAGAAGCTAAATACTTATCAAAAAAATCAAAATCTATCATTTGGTTACCTCCTGTATTTTTAAAAATTTTAATAGCTTTTTATAATATTTTATAGAAAAGGGAATAAAAACAATCAAACTAAATTTTCACAATATATTATTATCAAAATTTTCTAGTAATTCCTTGATATAATAAAGCAATACTAAATATTTCATTTTTGTTTTTGAAATATCTTTATTCATTTTCAATTCAAAAATTCTTCGTTGTTTTTGAAAAGAAGATGTCATATATTTAGGAGTTATAAAATAAACTTTAAATTCTCCCTCACTATGAAAAATAACTTCCTTTTGCTCTAATTTGTTTTTTACATAAAATCTTTTAATTTCATGGTTTACTAATTTTTTTAAGAGTTTGATACTCATTCTTCCTCCATTCAATAAAGCAATTCCCTCTTCTATAAAACACTGTAAAATAATTTCAGGTATTATAGAATTGTTTAAATTTTCTAAAAAATGTTGTATAATCTATTTACAGTATTTTATATAGGAGGTATTATATGTTTGATGAAAAATTTTTGACCTTATTATTACTTTTCTTTCCAGGAATAGTAGGAGTATTATTTATTAACTATGTATTAGAAAGCTATAAGAAGCTGGAAATAAATTTATTTCTTCTTTATTCTTTTGCATTGGGAGTTGTTTCCTATTTACCTACAAACTTCTTTTGTGAGGATAACAATATATTTGAACTTAGAGTTTCAACCAAAGCTTTAATACTAGCTACTATCTTTTCTTTAATAATCTCAGCAATAATAATATTTGTGATAAATAATGAATTTCTTCATTTATGTATGAGAAAAATAAAATTATCACAAACAATGGGAAGAAAATATATTTTGAAAAATATCATAGCTTCAAAAGATTCAAAGATAAATTATTTACTCAATCATTGGGTATTAATAAGATATCAAAACAAAGAACAATGCTTCCAAGGTTACATAGGAGCCATAGATGTTTTAGAAGATAACTATGTAGAAATCTTACTAAAAGATGTCAGTGCTTATTATGATAATAAAACAGAGCCTAGCTATGAGGTTGAAGCTATATATCTTTGTGAAAAATTTGAAAATATAATAATAGAATTTCAAAAAAATATTTAATATTGAAAGGAGGAAGACTATATGCCAAATGGACAAGTAAAGAATCCTATTACTGATAGTGTAGAAAAAGCTATTTCAACCCCAATGAGCAATCCTAAACCACCAGTTCCAAAGAAATAATAATCTCCTCCTCTATAAAATACTGCAAAAAAATATTCAATTGCCAATGTCCAATCCCATCCTCCTATGGAGGAACATCGATTAGAAACATAGTTTTCAACTCCTTGTAAAATACTTAGTCTTTATATAAATGGCTACAAATCATAATTATTTATAACCATTTATCTAAGGACTAACCTTAGATTATTTTTAAATAGGTTTTTTAATTAATAAATATTGTTCAGCTATTTCTTCACAGATTTGTCTTAGTTCGTACTCTCTTGCAGCTTCTAATTGCTCAATAGTTTCTTTTTTGTTTTCATCAATCATTCCTTGAGCAATCATTTCATTTAATAATCCAGCTAAGGCTTTTTCTATTTTTTTTCTATTTTTAATACACATAATATACATTTGAACCTCCTATAGTTTCTTCTTTTCAATCTCTTTCAAAAATTCAGCATCAACATTTAAAGCACAAGGCTCTATATTAAATTTTTCTGGAAGAATAGAATATTTTATATCGATATATCTTTTTGCATCTTCCATACTTGTAAAGGCATTAAGAATAACGTTATCATCATTAGTTACTATAAAGATTGTTACAGCTGTCTGAGGGCTTTTATCTTTATTAGTCATTCTTTTCACCTGGAACATTGCAAGCATAACCTAATTTTTTTAACTCATCTCTAATTTCTAAAAATTTTACATTTCCATATTTTTTAATTAATTCATTAAGTTCATTTATTCTCATATTCAATCTCCTCTCCTAACATAGATCCTAACAACAATCCTAATTCAAAAAATTCATCTTCAATAGTTTCAAAAGTTTTAAAGAGTAACTCTTCAAAGTTTTGAAACTCAACATCAGATAGTTTTTCTTCCAGAAGACTCAGTTTATTTATAAGAGAATCTTTCATTGTTTTAGATTCTCCATTCAAATGTCCTCTCTCTTCCAACATCCTTACCAACACCATTACCTTTTTACTTTCTATATCAACCACCCCAATTTATATTTTAATATTTTTTTATGCTCCTATTTTGATACTATTATAATACTATTATTTTAATGTTAAGTCAAGTTTAAAATAATATTATTTTAACACTAGATTAAATAGTTTAATTTTAGTATTATATTAATATCAATAAATATGGAGGTATAATATGGCTAAGAAAATAGCACTTCAATTAAGACTAGATGAAGAACTTCATCAAAAAGTTAAAGAAATAGCAGACAAAGAATTAAGATCTATCAATGCTCAACTTGAATACTTTATTTTGAAAGGAATCAAAGATTTTGAGGCAAATCAGAAAGATTCTTAATTTCTAAAACTTTACTACCTAAATTTAATAAAATATTCATTAAAGCATTTTGAGATATTCCAAGCTCAGATGCTTTTTTTGTTATATATTTATAGTTTTGTTCAGACAATCTAATACTAGAATTATATTTAATGTTATCTTTTTTCATTTTATCCTCCTCTCTCTTCCAACATCCTTACCAACACCATTACCTTTTTACTTTCTATAAAAATCACCTCTGTATTTTTAAGATTTATTTAAAAATTTTTTAAAAATTTTATTAATTTACACAATTTTTAATTGTTATAAGCTAATAATAATCTATTTTAAATTGTTTGTCAAGTGTAAAAATTGTTTTAAGCAATTTTTTAATTTTTAAAAAGGTTGTAAAATTGCTTTTAATAGGATATAATCGTATCAAAAGCAATTAAAAAAAATTTAAAGGGAGGTTTAATATGATAAAATTTAAAATTCATATTTTAATGGCTGAAAAAAGAATGACTCAAAAAGATGTTATGGAAGCCACAGGAATAACTACTACTGTAATGAACAAATATTATTATGGAACTATAGTTAGAATCCCTACTCTTCATATTGATAAACTTTGTAAATTATTTAACTGCCAACCAAACGATTTATTTGAGTATATCCCAGATGAAACCCAAGAATAGTTTAATCTTTCAGTAGTACAGTCCATAAGTTTTGAGAACTTTGGGGAAAGTTGCTTATGAACCATACTACTTAAAGATTAATTATTTTTTTATTTAAAAATTATTTGTGAAAGGAGATTCTACTATGGGAGAAAAGAAACCAAAAACTTGCTTTATCGTTTGTCCAATTTCAAGTGAAGACAGTGATATTAGAAAAAATTCAGATAAACTTCTAAAACATCTTATACAACCTGTTTGTAATAAGTTAGGTTTTGAAACTGTTAGAATTGATAAACATTTTCATAATGAACAGATTACAGATGAAATAATAAGATATCTCGAAGAAGCAGAATTAGTTATTGCAGATACAACAACTAATAATCCAAATTGTTTCTATGAAATTGGTTATAGAAAAGCCATTTCAAAACCCCTAATATTAATAAGAAGTATTGGGGAAAATCTTCCTTTTGATATTTCTGGAATAAACTCTTTATCTTATAATCTTCAAGATTTAGATAATGTTGAAGAGTTTAAAGAGAAATTAGAAGGGAATATATCTATTTTAGATTTTGAAAAATCTTTTTCTAAAAATAAAACAGATAAAAATTCTGATGAAATCTTAAATAAGATATTTAATTTATTATTGACTATTGATAATAAAATGGATAAATTTAATTCAAATATAATATCTGAAATAACTAAAAATTTTGTATCTTCTGTTGATAAAAAAAATGAAAATGAAGTAATGCTTCAATTTTTAAAAACAGTACTTGAGAATCCCAAACATATAAATTCTTTAGTTGAATTGGGGAAAATTGCTAAAGATCAAGAAAAATGATTTTTTCCATCATAGAAGCCCTTGTAAAAAGCTACTTGGGCTTTTAGTGTTTCATTTTCTTCTTTTAGTTTTTTATTTTCAATAAACAAAGACATTATTTGTGCTATTGTTAGAATTTTTACTAAGAAATCAGTTATTACTTTATTTTCTGAATGTTGAACCATTTAAATCACTCCTTTATTTTTAATTCGGATACCCTAAGGTTTTCAAATCTCCATTAATAATCTGCATAAACTGAATACCTTGTTTTTTGCAAATTTGATATATTTCTTTATAATATATTTTATTTTCCATTGAATTTAATATTATTTTTGTGAAAATATCTTCCAACTGCCTTATCAGCATCAATATTCCAAAATCAACTTTATCTCTTGAATTTGCTTTTATTCCAACAAGCGAGTTTACTAACTTACTATAAATCATATACAAATTATTAGAATGTTCACTTCCTTGCGATTTAGCATATTCTATTAATACTTGAATAGCATCAGTTTCTTCTCTTCTTACTAATTTTCCTTGTTGTCTTGTTAATAACCATTCACTCTTAGCTTTATCTAGAATTGCTTGTTCCAATACTTCTATGTAATGAATAATCGCTCTTCTAACATATTTACTCTCTCTTAATAAAACTTGCTTAGCTTGATTAAGAGTTAGGAGAAAATACGGATTTTCTTTTGTCGCTCCATTCCCAATTTTAACCTTATAGAACAAGACAGAAATTTTTCCTTCTTGTATTTCTTCTGAAAATTCATCTCTTATTATGTCAAGTAAATCATAATGTTCTAACTTAACTGCCTTTCCTCTTTTCTTTTGAGCTTCTGTCAAAGTGTTGTTTTTAAATTTTTCTTTATATTCCTCCTGTCTAAATAAATTTATTTGTTCCAACAATTCTAAACTTGACAATGTTTTCTTGTTTTTTACTTCCATTTTCATTAATTCATTCATTAAAAGACCTCCTTATTTTTTATCACCCCCTAAAATAATTTTTTTAAAATTTTTATAAATTAACATTATTTATTTATAAAATAATATTATTTATTCTTGAATTTAATTTTATAACTTATAAATTAATTTGTCAAGTAAAAAAATTAATCTATAAATTAACTTTGTTATTCTAAAATTGAAAAAAATAATTTTTTCAAGTATAATAGTCAATATAGAAACTAATAATTTATTTTTGGAGGTGCAATATGTACAAATCTAAATTAAGATACCTAATGGCCGATAAAAAAGTTGACTCTATAAAATCATTGACAGAACTAACAGGCGTTAGTAGACCACCACTTGATAAACTTTATAAAGAGAAAGACTTAGAGACTCTTTCGCTGGATGTTCTTGCTAGAATATGTAAATATTTCAATTGCAAAATTGAAGATTTAATTGAGTATATCCCAGATGAAACCCAAGAATAGTTTAATCTTTCAGTAGTACAGTCCATAAGTTTTTGTGAACTTTGGGGAAAGTTGCTTATGAACCATACTACTCAAAGATTAATTATTTTTTATTGAGGGGGCTAGGTTTATGATTGAAACCTTAGATATTTCTTTTATAAAATTAGTTATTTTATTTTTACCTGGGATAATAGGTATGACAATATTTCTTCTTTTATTTGTTCCAAAAATAAAGTTAGACTTTAAAGAAAAATTGCTGTATTCAATTATATTATCAATTTTTTCTTATCTCTCTAATTTTGAATTTATAAAAGAATTACTAGATTCAAAACAAATTTTAAATAAAGGTGTAACAAAAGATTTCATTATTTGTGCTATTTTTAAATCAGTTCGTATAGTTTTTTTAATTTTAGTTTTAAATAAATTAAAGATTATTGATAAAATTTTTAGTTTTTTTGATTCAAATATTATTGAAGAAGAAAAAAATCTTCTTGATATAGTTTATAAAAAAGATGAATTTTCAAAATATCTAACTAAATATGTAACAATACGATGTAAAGATGGAAATCGTTATGTTGGAGTATTAGAAATGTACACATACAAAGATGATATAATTCATTTATTTATGTATGATGTAGATTGGTATAAACCAAACAAAACTAAAGTTTATAGTTCATACAAAAGTATTGTTTTACATTTCAAAATAGTGGATATTTCTTTAGAATATATGGAGGGAAAAAAATGAGTAATAATAAAAAAAATACTACTGGAAACGCAAAAGTTAAATCTAATGATATGCAATTAAACTTTACTATTGGTATTGAAAGTGGCAATATCCTAACAATACAAAATGAAAAACTTGATAAAGCTAATAAAGGAAAAAAAAAGCCAAAACCAAAACCTTAATTTAAAAGATAAAGCTACTCCATATGAGGGAGTGATAAATTTATATGGAACTAAATACAAGTCTAGTAACATATTCTGATTTTATTTTAGAAAAACCAACTTATTTAAGAAGTATTATTAATTTAGTAAATTCCAGTGAAACATCAATAAATATAACACTAGGCAATGCTGAGCTAAAAGCTAATATTATTAATGAATATTTTGTAAATAAAGATAAAACCTTAATATCTTGTAATGCAAATTTTTCAGAAAATCCTTTTATTGAAGCATTTCTTGGAGAAATGGCTATTTATTTTTATAAACCATCTCATTTAAATTTAGAAAATGGTTTTGTAGATAAAATAACTATTTTTTCACCTTTTTTTAGAAATATTTCAAATAATAAGCAATATTTTGAAAGTGAAGAATTTGACATAATTCCTTTAGAAGACAGAGTTATTATTAATTTTTTAATCGATAACTCTGTCTTATCTAAATCAGCAATACTAAAATATTAAGTTTTAAAAAATGGGAGTAGCTTTATTTAAAATTTTAGGATCAAGCCTATTTTTTAAATATTGATAAATCATAGAATTTATGACCTCTATATCTTCTACTTCTCTTCTAGTTAATAATTCTTGTATTAGAGTTCTAGTATCCACTTCTGCTAAATCAATAGTAATTTTGACATATCCTTCTCTTTTAATATTTTCCATTTAAATCACTCCTTTGTTATTAATTTTTCAATAGTACAGTCCATAAATTAAAAAGTGAGGGGTGGGAAAAATCTATGAACTATACAATTCAAAAATTAATACATTTATTTAAAAAGGGGGAGACTTTATGAAAAAACTTATAGTAACTTTTTTTCTGCTTTTAACAGTAATTTCTTTTGCTGAGATTGTGTACATAACACCTACTGGAAAGAAGTATCATGCCACTAAAACTTGTAAAGGTTTAGTGAGAGCAAAAAAGATTATTCCTATTGAAAGAAAAGAAGCAGAAGCTAGAGGTTATAAACCTTGTAAACATTCTTATGGTGGATAATCTTATATCAATGGCTCGTAAATATACGAGCCATATTTTTTTATTTTTCCTTACCATAGAGAAAGCCAATTTCTAAAAATTCATTTTTTGAAGTTTCAATAGCTTCATTAAAAATAGTTTCTAGTTCCTGCTTTTCTTCAATAGAAATTTTTAGACCATCTACAAATCTTTTAAATTTTTCATCAAATTCCCCTACTTTTGATTTAAACAGTCCTTTTGCACCCAATTCTTCTAAAAAATTAATAAGATTAATCTCCATAGTATGTCCTCCCTTAAAAATAAATATTAGTAAATTTAATTAATTCTATTAATTTTTTAAAAGAAATTAAATTCATTAAATTAAAAAATTAAATTTATTAAACTATTTACTTAATACTATAATACAAATTTTAAAGTTGTCAAGTGTTTTTTTTAGTGTTATACTAAGTTAATAAAATAAACCATTTAATTAAGTATTTTATTTATTTGAAAGAAAGGAGTTAGGAATGAGAAAGACTAGTGAAATTTTAAAAGAATTTAGAAAAACTAGAGGAATGACTGCTGCAATGATGGCTGAAAAGTTAGGAATATCTACAGTAACTATGTCTGCTATAGATGTTGGTAGAAAAAAACTCTCTGAACAGATGCTTGAAAAATTAGAAACTATGTTGCCAAAAGATGATTTCATAGATTTATTAAAATCAGAAAGAGAAATGAACCTTCCTTCTTTTTTACTCAAAAAATTTGAAAAATATAACATTCAGTCAGAATCTATAACTGACATTACAAATATTTCAGAAATATCAGAAGAAGGAAAAAGAAAAATATATGACTTTATAGAACTAATAAAAATTTCCGAGAGAGCAAGAAATAACAGAGAAACTGTTAATATATCAAACTTATCTACTGAAAATAAAGAAAAAGCAAGAGAATATATTGAACTATTAGAAATAAAGCAAGAAAAAAAATAATTATTTTTTAATAAATATAGTAAAATAGAGATTTCAGAATCTCTATTTTTATTTTTAAAATATATTATATTGACAATGTAATGAAAATACATTATAATATCCTTATAATAAGGAGGATTGATTATGAGGATGTCAAGAGAAGGAAATAGTTATTTAGGCGAAAAGGAAAAAATCAATATTAATTTTAGAATTGAAAAAGATCTAAAAGATGAATTGGATATCCTTTGTGGTGAAATTGGCATGACAGTAACCACTGCATTTACTATCTTTGCCAAAAAGTTTGTCAGAGAAAGACGGTTACCATTTATAGTTGATGCAGATCCCTTTTATAGTGAAAAAAATATGGAAAGATTAAAAAGATCTATAGAACAATTGGAAACTAAAGGCGGTACCGTACATGAAATTACGGAGGTTTTAAATGATTAAAGAATGGTCTGATGAGGCTTGGGAAGAATTCCTAGAACAAGTAAAAAAAGATAAGAATTTTTTTAAAAGATTAGAAAAAATCTTAAAAGACATTGAAAGGCATGGATACAAAGGAATAGGAAAACCTGAGCCTTTAAAATATGACCTTGCTGGCTATTGGAGTAGAAGGATTGATGATTATAACAGGATTGTTTATAAGATTGAAAATGGAAGAATAAAAATAGCACAGTGTGGTCTACATTATAATGACTAATTCTAAAAACCTTTAAAAGAGAGTAATTAGACTCTCTTTTTTTATTTGTAAAATAAAGTGATTAAAAAATATTTCTTGACTTTTAAAAAAAATAGGTTAATATTATAAATGAAATAGTTTAATAAATTTAAGTAATATATTTAATTTTTTAAAGGAGTTTTTTATGAATATTTACGAACCTTACAGATATTACATAAAAATAAGAGATGGAACTGTAATTATGGATGGGAAAGAATGTCCTAATATTATTGGGAAATACTGTTTTTATGATAAAAAAGCTTTTAAAAAAAAATTAAAAGAACTTTCTGAGAAATATACTGAAGATCAGATAACAACATATCAGAGTATCAGAGGCAGGTGGTACGAATGTCCAAAAAATACTCTTTAAATAATAAAGAAATTGGGTATAGTTATTGTGAATGTGGAAATTATTTATATTCCGATACTGAAAAAAGAATAAAAGTTGCTGGTAGAAATCAAGTTACTTATTATTTTGAAGAAAAGTATTTAGAAATAAATTGTTCACATTGCAACAAAAATACCAAAGTGAAATTATAGATGTATGGTTTAGATAGAGCCTGTGTCTTTGTTGATGTTAAAACTGATATCTTATATGTGAGGGAAAGAATTAAAATTATGTTTCCCCATTCTTTTTCGGAAAGTCTTACAAATTATTTAAATAATTATAAGATTGATAAAAGAAATATAAATTACATTAAATTAGAAGAAAAAAAACTAAAGAGAATAACAACGATTAAAATAGATTTTTCTTATCCACGTTTTTTTTCAGAAGATAATATTTATCCTTTATCTGATGAATTAAAAAAAACTACGGTTGAAGATAATCTAGTTAAATTAATAAATAAATTAATAGATTATGAAATAACAATAAACGACATAAAATATGAATATTTTGAGTTTACAACTCAAGAATTTGTTGGAAATTTTTATAAATTTCACAATATTATAAGTTATTTTTTTAAGGCACTTACAAGAAGATATAATGATTTAGATAAAGTCCAGTATTATAATTTTGATAAAAATCAAAACAAATTTTATACAACGGGCTTTACTTTCCAACCAACATCAGGTTGGAAAATTAGATTATACTCAAAAGGTCATGAGAATAACAAAAAAAATTTAAAAAAAGTCAAAGGAGCAATCTTTCGACTTGAACACAGATTAAGTAAAAAAATTATAAAAAATTATTTTGAATTCAATTCTGTAAATTCTATAAAGATAGAAGATATAAAAAATTACATTCAAAGTACTATATCACAAGCTTTAGGGAAAATAATGATTGAAGAAGTAGAAAAATCAGTTGAAATCCTTAAAGAAAAATTTGTAGATTTCAGATGCCAAGACCTGGATTCTTTGGTTAGAGATAATCTGGAATGGATATTTGATTATAAAATAATTGACGATATTGTTACTAGTAGTAGCAACAAATGTTATAGACAAATTGTTTTTTATCGGAGTAAGATAAAAAATATTTTAATTCACTCGCAACAAAGAGGATCTCCACAGCGAGATTTTTTCTCGAACATAGAGAGACTCGAACAATTCCTTGTAAATATCATACTTTTTAATTGCAAAATAAAATGTGACACAAAAAAACATTTGGCATTTTTTTGCAAAAAATAGGAAGAAAAAACTTCCTATTTTCACACTTTCAAAAAATTTTTTCCTTTTGTTTTCAATAGTTTTTAATACTTTCCTCGCGCGATAATAATGTGAGGCATTTCAATCCTAAAAGTGAAAATACAATTGTTTGTTTTTGTTATGCAAATATTTAAAACAATTTAGGATTTAGATAATAAATATTAGGAGGATTTATAGATGAGTCAGTAATGTGAGGTATAAAAAATGAATAAGTCTGAAAATTTCAAAGAAGAGCAACTAATAGTTTTAGAATTATACATAAAGCTTGAAGCAACTAAATTCAGTACAAAGAAAAAAGATCTATATGATGAGATACAAAGAAAAACAAAATATAACAGGAATACAATAATCTCATGGATAAAAAGATATCTTGCTGAGTATAAAGAAATTAGAAAAGAAATATCTGAAAAACAAAATAAAAAAATATGCAACTTTGAGGGGTTGACAGAAAAACAAACTAATTATGTTATTTGTAGAATGTCTGGAATTAGTAAAGAAGAAGCAAAAGAAAAAGCTGGATACAGTGACAAGACTAAGGCAGCTAACATAGAAAAGAGTCCTAAGGTTGCAACCAAGATAGCTGAGTTGAGAGAGATCTTATTTCAAGACACTGAACTTGGAATGTTAAGCATTGCAAATAGATTAAACAAAATTTTAAATGATTCCATTAATGGAGTTGAGATAGTTGAATATATTGAAGAAGTTGGACCTGAAGGGACAACGACAACGAAGAAGAAAAGAAAGGATAAGCAACTGCTAGCAGGAGTGGCAGCAGCAAGAGAACTAAATTCAATGTTAGGATACAAAGCAACAGATGAGCTAAAGCTTGAAGAAGCAAAGAAGAAAGAAAAAGAAAAGCAACTTGTTCTTTTAGAATAAGGTACTGTAAAACAAAAAGAAGATTAGAGGGGCGAAGAGGCTCGAAACTTATCAAATTTAGATTTTTTTTCAAGCTTGCCAAAAATATTTTTATATACGCGAAAGGAGAAAAAGTGCAGGAGATATTAGCCACAGAAAGTAAATTAGCTAAGATATTTCAATTTTCTGAAAGAAAAGTTAGAGAATATTTTAAATCTGCTAGGGTATCACCTGGAAAATATAATTTTATCCAAGCGGTAGAAATATTTGTTGAAAAGAATTCAGGGCAAGATGAAGTATCAGAGTTAAAAAGAGCTGAAAAAGAATTGAAAGAATATAAATTACAAATTCTAAAAAAAGAATATCATCATGAAAGTGATGTTATCAGAATAGTTTCAAATATGAATTATAACTTCAAATCTAAATTGATGGCTCTTCCAAGTAAAATTTCAGTTCAGCTTTTAAATAAAGAAAATCAACTTGAAGTAAAGGAAATTTTAAAAAAAGCTATTTATGAGGTTTTAGAGGAATTGGTTGATTACAAGTATGAAGAAAGAAAAGGAATTGAAGAAGATGATACAGGGAAAACACACAATACATCTGATTGAGAATATTGTAAAAGATAGTTTAACTCCTCCAGAAGATTTAACTATTGCTGAATGGGCTGATAAGTACAGAGTACTTTCAAGAGAGAGTTCAGCTGAAGCTGGAAGATGGGAAACAGATAGAACTCCATATATGAAAGCAATATTTGATTGTGTTACTGACAGCATAACTAAGTCAATAACCATAATGAGTTCAGCACAAGTAGGGAAAACAGAATTGCTATTAAATATTTTAGGGAGATATATGCACTTAGATCCTTGTCCTATTCTTTTTGTACAACCAACTGTTGATGATGCCAAGTCATTCTCAAAAGAAAGAGTAGAGCCTATGTTGAGAGATACAAAAATTCTTAAAGTCTTAGTAGAAAAAGTTAATAAAAGAGAATCAGGAACAGTTCAAGAAAAAATGTTTCCTGGGGGATATGTAAGATTTGTTGGAGCAAATTCACCTTCTGGGTTAGCAAGTAGACCAATAAAAATTACATTGTTAGATGAAGTTGATAGATTTCCTTTATCAGCCAAGAAAGAAGGAGATCCAGTAAAACTAGCTGAGAGAAGAACAAACAATTTTTATGATAGTAAAAAAATAAGGGTTTCTACTCCAACAGATGATGCAACTTCAAAAATACAATTATTATATTTAGCTGGGTCACAAGAAGAATGGAGTTTACCATGTCCGTATTGTGGTAAACATCAATCACTAGAATTTGAGCAACTTAAATATAAAGACTTGGTAGAACCTGAGTTTGAATGCAAGTTTTGTGGAGAGAGTGCTATTGAAAGTGAATGGAAAAAGTATGGGCAAACCAATGGAGAGTGGATAGCTAAATTTCCAAATGAGAAAGAAAATAGAAGTTTCCATCTCAATGCTTTAGCTTCACCTTGGGTAAGTTGGAAAGATATCATAGCTGAATATTTAAGTGTTAAAGATGATGATTTCCAATATAAAACTTTTGTAAATACAGTACTTGGAAAAACATTTGCTGTCAATCTTGATAGTGCTATGGATTACGAAGCGATTTATGAAACAAGAGAAGATTATGGAGCTGAACTACATGATGATGTTGTTATATTGACAGCAGGAGTAGACGTTCAAGATAACAGGTTGGAAGTTGAAGTTGTTGGTTGGGCTTATGGCTATGAGAGTTATGGAATTGTTTATAGAGATTTTCCTGGAGATCCTGGTAAAGAGGAAGTATGGCAACAATTAGATACTTTTTTAAGAAAAAAATTCAAATACAAAAATGGAAAATTCTTAACAATAGCAGCAACTCTTATAGATTCAGGCGGACACCATACTGGAAGTGTTTATAAATATGTTTACAAAAAAGAAAAAAGAGGAATTTATGCAATTAAAGGGCAAGGAGCTTGGGGAGTTAATATTTTAAATGGTTTTAGGAAAACAACAAAAAAAGGAACTCCTTCAGTGAATTTACTTAGTTTAGGAGTAAATGCTTTAAAAGATTTAATATATTCAAGACTTTCTATTTTGCAAGGAACAGGGAAATGTCATTTTCCAAAAGCAAGTACACAAGGATATGGAATAGACTATTTTAAAGGGCTAACTTCAGAAGTAAAAGTAAAAAAATCTACTCCTAGAGGAATGAAAATAGCTTGGGAGATACTTGATGGAAGAAGAAATGAACCATTAGATTTAAGAAACTATGCAACAGCTGCAATTGAATTAATTCCAATAGATTTACACGACAAAAAATACAATAGAAAAGGAGATAGAAAATGAGTTTTACAGTAGAACAATGCCAAGAACATTTAGATGCTTGGCTAGAAGCAGATTTAGCTGTCACGAAAGGACAGAGTTATACGATTGGGAAAAGGGTTCTAACAAGAGTTAATGCAATGGAAATCGCAAGAAATATAAAGATTTGGCAAGACAGATTACAACAAGCAAAGAGAAGAAGTTCAGGACCTAGAACAATTCAGATAATTCCAAGATAGGAGGAAATATGAATCTTTTAGATAAAGTAATTGGTTATATAAGTCCTAAGAATGGGATTAATAGATTAAAAGATAGAAAAATATATAATCTAGCTAAAGTAGAACAAGGTTATTCCAATAAAGATGATCCAGTTTTAGAAAATTGGAAGGTTACATCAAATAGTCCTGATGAAGATATTTTATATAGTCTTGAAGATTTGAGAGCAAAATCAAGAAATTTGTATATGAATAACGATTTGGCTGGAGCAGCTTTAAAGAAAATGAGAACTAAGACAGTTGGAAGTGGATTATTACCAAAGCCAACAATAAATTATACATATCTTGGAATGGAAAGAAAAAAGGCAAAGGAATTAGAAAGAATTATAAAAAATAAGTTTAATGCCTGGGCTTTATCAGCAAATTCAGATGCAAGTAGAATGTTTAGTTTTTATGGATTACAATCTTTACTTCAATTAAGTTGGGTAATGAATGGAGATGCTTTTGCAATTCCACTGAGAAAAAAGAGAAAAGGTGTTGATATAGAGTTATGTGTTCAATTACTTGAAGCTGATAGAATTATAAATCCACCTGGAGCAAATCTTCAAACAAAAGCAGGAGTTGAATTTGATGAAAATGGGGAATTAAAAAATTATTATATAGCAACTTCTCATCCAGGAGATACTTTGAATTATACTATAAAATCTTATCCAGCTTTTAATAGTTTAGGTAGAAAAAATATTTTACATATATTTGAACCTGAAAGAATTGGGCAAAGAAGAGGAGTTCCTATATTAGGACCTATTATATTCTCATTAAAACAACTAGGAAGATATAAAAGTTCAGAACTTACAGCGGCTGTTATAAATGCAATGATAGGACTTATAGTAGAAAGCGATAGTGCAGATGATGAAGGCTTTGCTGGAAGTTTTGGAATGCCTATGGATGAAGATGAAGAAAGAAACATTGAAAATAAAAAAAAGACTGAAGAAAAAATAAGTTTAGATCATGGAACACTGGTTGTAGGAAAACCAGGAGAAAAAATAAAAGAGTTTGCAACTAATAGACCAAATAAACATTTTAAAGATTTTGTTGAAGCAATATGCGAAGAAATTGGTGCAAATTTAGAAATAAGTAAAGAAGTTTTAATGTCAAGTTTTAAAAATTCTTATAGTGCAGCAAAAGCTTCATTAGAAGAAGCTCATCAAAGATTCCAAGTTTCAAGAAAAATTTTAGAAAGGACTTTTTGTCAACCTATCTATGAAGAGTTTGTTTTAGAACTTATAAGAAATGGAGATATAGATTGTCCTGGATTTTTTGAAGATGAATCTATTCGTTATGCTTTTACTCGTTGTATCTGGGTTGGTGCTGGTAAATCATCATTAGACCCATTAAAAGATGCAAATGCTAATTCAAAAGAATTAGAAAATTATACAACAAGTAGAAGCATCATATCTGCTACGAGTGGATATGATTTTGAAGAAATCTTTAGGGAAAGAGCTGAAGAAGAAAAAGAATTAGCTCTCCTTGAAAGAGAATTAAAAAATATTCGCAAGGGGGTGAAAGATAATGGAGAGAAATCTTAAAAATAATTTTTTTGAAATAAAAAATCTAAGTGAAAATACTGCTGAAATTCGTATATATGGAAGTATTACAAAATGGGCTTGGGAAGAATATGGGGAAATTAGTTCAGCTAATTTCGCAAAAGAATTACAAAAATTAAAAAATGTTTCTCATATAAATTTAAGAATTAATTCTCCTGGTGGAGATGTTTTTGAAGCAAGTGCGATCTATAATCTCTTAAAAGATTATGCCAAAACAAATAATGTTGAAATTACAGGATATATAGATGGATTAGCTGCAAGTGCTGCAAGTTTTTTAGTTTTATGTGCTTCAAAAGTAGTGATGGGGACAGGAGCACTATACATGATACATAATCCTCTAAGTTCAGCTTATGGAAATGTTGAAAAATTAAAGAAACAAATAGAATTATTAGACACAGTAAAAGAAGCTATTTTAGATATTTATTGTAGCAAATCTAAATTAAGTAGAGAAGAAATATCTGAAAAAATGAATAATGAAAAATGGTATCGTGCTACTGAAGCACTTGAAGCTGGATTTGTTGATGAGATAGTTGAAAATGATAATTCATTAGAAAATATTAAAAATATATCAAATGAGTTACATATTGAAAACTTTATTAATCAAGATTTATTAAAAGAAAAATTAAAAGAGATTGAAAATATAAAAAATATAGGAGGAATAACAATGCCAAAAAGTGTAAAAGAATTATTAAATGAATATCCAGATTTGATGAATGATTATAGAAATCAAATCATTAATGAAATCGGAGAAAATCAAATAAATAAGATAGAAGCTGCAATAAAAGCTGAAAGAGAAAGAATACAAATTCTTGATGGAATACCTACTTTAAATGATAGTCAAAAAGAAACTATTAATAAGGCTAAGTTTGAAGAACCTAGAGATCCAAAAGATATCATGGCAGAATTCTTTATGTCAAATGCAAATAAAGCAAATCAAGAAATTCAAACTTCTAAAACAGATATTTCAAATGCTGGATTAGATAAAATACCACCTTCTAATACTGATTTAGGAGATAGTTCAGTAGAAAATGAAATATATGCAGCAGCATTAAATATATATAATGATGAAAACAAATAGGAGGGAAAAATGAAAAATAAAATTTACTCAGAAAAGGATATAAGAATATTTCAAGGGAATTTTCCAGTTGAAACTATAAATCAAACTTTAAAAACAAAAGTTGAAGCTGGAGATGTTATAGCACTAGATAATGCAAAAAACTTTGGAAAATATGATGGAACAACATATTCAAGTGTTTATGGAGTTTCTTATGAAACTATAGAAGAACCTGGAGATGCTACAGTAATTTTAACTGGAGGGCTTGTAAAAGAATTTGTTAAATTTAATAGCAAAGAAAAAGAGCTAACAATTGAACTTAGAAAATTAGGAATATTTGTAAAATAGGAGGAATGTAAATGTTAGGATTATATACACCGAAAACTATAAGAAAAATAAGAGAAAATGTAGAAGTAAAAAGAAATTTTTTAACTGAATTATTTTTCAAAAAAGAAACACCAGTATCAACAGAGGAAATAATATTAGAGTATACAAAAGCAGGAGAAGCAGTTGCTCCATATTTAACACCTTTAGAAGCAGGTAGACCTGTATATTCAAGAAGTAAAAAATCAAATGTAATTATAGCACCATCAATAGGACCTGAATATTCATTAACACCAAAAGATATGTTTGCAAGAGAAGCAGGGCAAGCTATAGAAAATTATAGTCCTGCAAAAATGGTTGGTGAAAAAATTGGAAGAGTTCTATTAGACCAAGAAAATTACATTACAAATAAAATAGAATTAATGGTTTCACAATTTTTAACAACTGGAATTGTTAAATCTGGAGATAAAGAAGCAGAATACGAAGTGAACTATGAACTTGGAAACAAAGTAACATTAGATAGCACACATAAATGGACTGCTGCTGGAGTAGACCCATTATTTAGTTTAGATGAAATGATAAAAAAAGCAGAAGAAAATGGTTTAAAAACTGAAAATATAATTTTAGGGTCAAAAGCTGCTGAAATATTAAGAAAATCAGAAGAATTTAAAAAAGCTATTTCAAAAGATTTACAAAATGAATTTGTAAAAAAAGTATTAAGAATACATCCAGGTGTAGTTTGGTTAGGAACATATACAACATATGGAGTAGAGTTATTTTCTTACAGCAGAAAAGTAATAGGACCAGATGGGAAATCAATACAATTAATGCCTACAAATATGGTTGTTGGTGGAGCTTCACAAGGAGAAATTTTATATGCTCCTGTAATATTCATGTCTGAAGGAATTATTCATATGGCAAAAAGATATTCAAATTTAGACACAACAAATCCAAAAGTTGCAAAAATTACTACTGAATCAAGACCAGTATTACAGCCTTGTGATGTAGATACTTATTTCTCTTATGTAGTATGTGATGAATAATGGATAGAGAGCAAAAGCTCTCTATCTAAAAAATTAGGAGGATAAATGAAAATAAAATTTGAAAGAATATATGGAGAAAACAGAATAGGAGATGTTGTTGAATTTGAAAAAGGTGAAGAATTAAATTATATTCTAACAACAAACACAGCATCAATTATAGAAGATGATAATTTCGAAAATAACGAAATTCTTGAAACAGAAAAAGAAGAAAAAGAAACTTCAGAAAATAATAGTGAAATAGCTAAAAATGGAAAAACTAAGAAAAAATAAAAGGATCAAAAATGAACTTTAAAGAACAACTGAAAGAAGATATAAAAGTTTTTCTAAACTTAGATGAGTTTGGAGAAGAGATAATCATTCAAGACAAAATGTATATTGGAGTTATGGAAAGACCAGATAATAAAATGAACAAAGATGAATACGAAGGACTTTCAAAAGAAGTTGATTATATACTTTATTTAGAGTATGAAGCAGAATTAGAAAAATACACAGCGGGAAAGCAAATAGACGTAAATAATGGAACATTTGAAGTCTATAGGTCTTATAAAGAAGAAAGTTTAATTATTTTAGAACTTCAAGAAAGGATAGGAATTTAATGCAACATTTTTTGGAAGTAAAAAATATAGACCTAGCTCAAAATATGTTAAAAACTATTCCTAACGGAATTGAAAGAGCTATTACTGGAACTATTAATAGAACTCTTAATAAAGTTAAAACTGAAATAAAAAATAAAACAACTTCTGAATATAACATAAAAAAGAGCGATATTGAAAGTAAATTAAATTTAACAAAAGCTACATTTTCTGTTTTAAGAGGAACAATAGCTGCTAAAACTCCAAGATTAGCTTTATCTAAGTTTTTAACTTCTCAATCAAAAAGTCAAATAAAAGTTAAAATAAAAAAAACCGAAAACTCTAAAATAGTTAAAGGGAAAAATGAATATACTGGAAAACCTTTTATAGCCACTATGAAAAGTGGACACAAAGGGATATTTCAAAGAAAAATCAATAGCAGATTTCCGATTAAAGAATTGTATACAATAGGAATTTCTGAAATGTTAGGTTCAGAAAATGTTTCAAGTTATGCAGTAGAAAAAGGTGAAGAATATTTAAATGAACTTCTATTAAAAGAAGTTTCAAGGATATTGAAAGGGTATATTTAATGATAGATATAAAAACTTTAGAAGAAAATATAAAAGAAATGATACTGCCTATTATAACTCAAAAGAAATATAAAGCTTATAAAAGTGAGGAATTAAGAGAAATAAAAGTATATACTGGATTACTTCCACCAGACCCAGAAGAAACAATAATTCCAGCAATAACAATAAGAACTCACAAAGTTAAGAATTCGTTAGACAAAAAAATACTAACATTAGTTATATCTACAGGTATTTTTAACAAAGATGTTAAAAAAGGATACGAAGAAGTATCTGAAATAACTCAAAAAATATTGGATGAAATTCAAAAGGTTGGAATAATTGAAAATAGATTTGAAATTCTTCCTGAAGCTGAATGGGTATTTCCAGAAGAACAGCCAGTTCCATTCTATTTAAGTTTTATTTATATAAATGTTGTTTATGAAAAGGATTATAGAACAGATACAGATAATTGGATAAATGGAGGTGATTGAATTGCCTAAGGCTATTCAAAAAAATGAAGAAGAAATAAATAAAGAATTGAAAGAAGAAGTAAGAAACGAAATTCAAGAAGATATAAAAGAGGAAGAAAAAGAAGACATAAAAACAGAAGTAAAAGAGGAAGAAAAAGAAGTAGAAGAAAACTTTCAAAAGATATATATTGGACCAACAATAGCTGAATTTTCTCTGCAAGAATATACAATTTTTGTAAATGGCTATCCTTCTAATATTGAGGAAGCAATAAAAAAATATCCACTTACAAAAAAGTTGTTTATAAATGTAGAAGATTTGAATTTAAAAAATAATGAGTATTATAGAACACTTTATAATACTTTAAAAAACGAAATAAGGGGGAATATAAATGGCATTTAATCATGGTATTACAGCAACTGAAAGTCCTACAAAATTACTTGCAGCAGTTAGTGATAGTATAACTCCAGTGTATGTAGGAACTGCACCAATAAACTTATGTAAAGATAAATATATAAATGAACCTATTCTATGTAGTTCTTATGCTGAAGCAGTAGAAAGTTTTGGTTTTTCAGAAGATTTTGAAAAATATACATTATGTGAGGCAATTGATGTTCATTTCTCAAAGTTTAATATAGGGCCAATCATTTTAATAAATGTTTTAGACACAACAAAACATATAAAAGAAGTTACTAACAAAACAATAACTTTTGTAGATGGGAAGTATTTGTTAGAAGATATTGGAATTTTACCAGAAACTGTTGTTATAACTACAACATTTGAACATACAAAAACTTTCAATGAAAAAGGGCAACTAGTTTTAATTCCAAAAGAAACTAAAACAGATCCAATAGAAGTTAGATACAGTGTAATTGACATAGAAAAAGTTAAAGAAACAGATATTATTGGTGGAATAGATGGAGCAACTGGAAAGAAAAAAGGATTAGAGGCAATTGCTGAAGTCTTTCCTAAATATAGAAAAGTTCCTAGTCTAATTTTAGCTCCGAAATATTCTAGTAATTCAACTGTAGCAGCTGTAATTGAAGCAAAAGCGAGAAAAATAAATGGACATTTTCAAGGGATTGGGCTTGTTGATTTAGATACATCAAAAATTAAGAAATATGGAGATACAGTAGCAAATAAGAATACAAATAACATTTCATCAACTTTCTTAGATGTAAGCTGGCCAAAAATTTCTTTAGGAAAACAACAATATAATATATCTACTCAAAAAGCAGCATTAATTCAAATGCTAGCAAAAGATAATGAAGACATACCATTCAAATCACCTTCAAACAAAAATATAAAAGGTGATGGAGCAGTTCTTCTTGATGGAACTCCTATAAGATTAGGATTAGATGAAGCTAACTACTTAAATAGTCAGGGAATTTCTACAGTTATAAATTGGATTGGTGGATGGAGATTTTGGGGGAATAGAACATCTTGTTACCCAGCAGTATCAGATCCTAAAGATTCATTTATAGTAAGTAGAATGATGTTTAACTGGGTTATAAATTCTCTTGTATTAACATATTGGCAAAAAATTGATGAGCCAACAAACAAGGTATTAATAGAAACAGTAACAGATAGTATTAACATTTGGTTAAATGGTCTTGTTTCAGCTGGAAAGTTAATAGGTGCTAGAGTTGAATTTAGAAGAGAAGACAACCCACAAACTAGTTTAATTGATGGAAAAATAAAATTTAAGCTATATTATACACCAGCTCTACCAGCTGAAGAAATTAAATTTGATTTAGAAATTGATGTTAAATATTATGAAAAATTATTTTAGGAGGTAAAAATGGCTAAAACAATCGGAATAATCCCTGAAAAGATAATAAATTATAAATGTTTTATAGATGGGGAGATGTCACCAACAGCTTTAGTTGACGTTGATTTACCAGATATACAATTTATGTCTGAAACAATTTCAGGGGCAGGTATTGCTGGAGAAATAGATTCACCAACATTAGGGCATTTTTCAGCATTTGAAATTGGAATGAATTTCAGAACATTAATTAAAGATAACTTTAAAACGTTTTCTCAAAAAGTGTATGCTTTAGAATTTAGAGCAGCAACTCAATCTACTGATATGAGTGGTGGGCAGATAAATAAAGGTAGATTAAAAATATCTACAAGAGTAGTTCCAAAAAGTTTAGGATTAGGAAAATTAGAAGTTGGAAAACCTTCTGGTTCTAACCAAAAATTTGCATGTGCTTATTTAAAAGTTGAAGTAGATAATGAAACTGTTCTAGAAATAGATAAAATTAATATGATTTTCAATGTAAACGGAGAAGATTTACTGGCAGAAGTTAGAGATGCTATAGGAATGTAGGAGGAAAAATGGTAAGAATAAAAAATAAAATTAAATGTAAAAAAGATGATAAAGAGATAGAAATATCGGAGATAAATATAACAAGAGACATGCTTTGTCCTAGACATCTTTTAGAAGCAGAAAAAGAATTTTTATTAATGGGTGGAATATTTCCACAAGGTGGAATGGAAGAATCAAAACATTATTTGACAGTATTAGCAACTAAAATATTAGATTGTTCTTATGATGATTTAGTAGAAAAACTTTCTGGAAGTGAGTTTTTAGAAGTTACAAATCAAGTTAAGGGTTTGTTCGATGGCTTGGGATTAGAAGCACTAGTTTCAAAGATCTTAGAAAAACAATCTTAATCCTAAGCAAAGAAAGTAAATCAGGAATAGAATTTTTTCTAAATATTTCATTCCATGAATTCTTTGAATGGACAACTGATATGGGAGAAATTCTTGAAAAACAAGCACATATATAAATAAGTGGTTGCTTTTTGACAAGATTTATTATAGAATACTGTCAAGAGGTGATGAGTATGTTAAAAGCTATAAAAACTTGGTATAATAAACAACAAGCAATATCAAATGAGTATAGAAAAGAAGCTGTGAAAAATTTTGCAGAAGCTGGGATAACTATAAAAAATATAAAAAAAATATTTTCAAAACTTATTCCATTAATAATATTTTTGGCAATAGGGTTTATCATGTATAACTATGTTGCACCATTTTTTCTAATTGTTTTTGTACTCTTTGTTATAGCAATACTTAGCATACTTAAATTAATTTTTTAAAAAATAAAAGATAAAGTTAAACCACTTATCAAAAAAAGATAAGTGGTTTTTTTATTGTCTGGAGGATTTATGAAAGAAATTGGAATTTCTTTTGGGATAGGAGCAGCACTAGGAACAGGATTTGCTAAAACATTTTCACTTGCAAGTAAAGGTGTTTCTGGACTTAATCAAGAGATTATAAAATTACAAAGAACTCAACAATTATTGGGAAGATATAACGAAGATAAAAAAGCATTAAAAGAAAAAATTGAAGTTATAAAAAAGACTAAATTAGCTATATCTGAACTAAAAGCAAGTATGAAAGATGAAAAAAATCAAACAGCCGAAAATGCAAAAGGATTACAGAACTTAGAAAAAAAACTAAATTCTTTAAATAAGTCTTATTCAGCTGAGCTAAAGCATGTAAGAGAAACAGCTAAAGTATTAAGAGATAAAAAAGTAGATTTAAGTAATACCACTGAAAAATATAAAGAACTAAAAAAAGAAATAGATAGAGCAGCTGAAGCAAGTAAAAAGTTTGCAAAAGCTGAATCTTCTAAACAAATAGGGGATAAGATTTCAAAAATAGGTGGGACATCTATTAAAGCTGGAGCAGCTGGAGTTGGATTATTATACAAGCCTGTACAACAAGCAATAAGTGCTGAGAGTAATTTTGCAGCAGTAAAAAAACAATTTGACTTTAAAGATAAGGAAGAAGAGGAAAATTTTAAAAAAGAATTACATAAAATTATTACTGAAAAGAAAATAGCAATAGGACTTGATGAATTATATGCAGCAGCTGCCAATGCAGGTCAAACAGGATTAAATAAGGATGAAGCTATTAAATATATAGAGCTCGCTTCAAAAACTGGAATGGCTTTTGATATGAATAGAGAAGAAGCAGCAAGTGCTTTATTTAATATGAAAAATTCTTTAAGTTTAACTTATGATGAACTAGTTGAACTGACAGATAGAATAAATTATTTAGGAGATAAAACAGGAGCAAGTGCTCCAGCTATAACAGATTTTGTAAATAGAATAGGAAGTATTGGGAAAGTAGCAGGATTTTCAGAAAAACAAGTTACAGCTCTTGGAGCTTCATTGATTGAACAAGGAATGGAAGCAGAAGTTGCAGCAACTGGTGCAAGAAAAATACTTGTAGCTTTAAATAAAGGTAAATCTGCAACAAAAAATCAGTTAGAAATGTTTGCATATTTAGGAATAGACCCTGAAAAATTAGCTAAATTATCACAAGAAGACAGTGAAAAAGCTCTATTTTTAGTTTTAAATAAGATAAAAGAACAAAAAGAAGATAAACAAGTAGCTATTTTAACTCAACTGTTTGGTCAAGAAGGTTTAGATGCAGCATCTAAATTTTTAAATAATACAGATAGATTAAAAGAAAATTTAGACAAAGTAAATGGAGATGAAGCTAAAGGAAGTGTTGATAAGGAAGCCGATATAAAAAGAGGAACTACTGAAAACCAACTTGCAATAACAATGGGTAAATTAAGCATAGCAGGAAGTCAGTTAGGAGCACTATTACTTCCAGAAATAAATAAGATAATAACTAGTTTCTCAAATTTATTAACAAAAATAACAGAATTTCAACAACTACACCCAGAAGGTTTCAAGACATTCATGAAAATTTTTGGTTATGGTTCTATTGCGTTATTAGGTTTTGGTTCTGCTTTAAAACTTATCTCAGGTGGAATAAGTTTATATTCTAATTACATGAAAATAGCAGGATTTATGACAGAACACGCATTTGGAACAAAAATATTATCTGTTGGAAAAAAATTAATAGGTGGAGTTGGAAAAGTTGCAAAAGGTTTCAAAGCTTTAAGTATGACAGTACTAGCTAGTCCTATTACATGGATAATAGCAGGTATTATAGCACTAATAGCTGCAGGTTATTTACTATATAAAAACTGGGATACTGTAAAAGCCAAAGCAATAGAATTAAAAGATAAAGTAGTTGGACTTATTGATAAGTTTTGGTTTCTTATGGGACCTTTAGGGTGGATAGCAAAAGCTGGAATAACTGTATATCGTAACTGGGATACTATAAAAGAAAAAGCTGGAGAGCTAAAAGAAAAGATAGCTAACACGGTAACCAATATTGTTTTAAAGTGGGAAAACTTTAAAGCTTCATCAATGGAAATTTTAGGAAGTGTTTTTAAGTGGATAGATGAGAAATGGACTAACCTTAAAGAGACGGGAATGGCAATAGCCGATTTTTTTACAGGAATATTTAAAAAAATAAGTGATGGAATAGATAAGGCAATCGGTTGGGGTAAAAAACTATTGTTTATTGATGAAAAGAAAGCACCTCCAGGAAGAAGAGGAGATATTCCACAAAACAATGGGAAAGCATATTCATATGGTGGAAGAGGAGACATTCCGCAATTTGCATTAGGAGGAATTGTAAATTCACCTACTCTCGCTTGGGTTGGAGAAGGTGGAAGTTCTGAGTCAATTATTCCACATGATAACAGTCAAAGAAGTTTAAATTTATGGGAAAAGACTGGAAGATTAATAGGAGCATATGAAAATGGAAATAACTCTAGTTCTTTTAACTTAACATATTCACCAGTGATTTATGCAAACGATAGCAAAGATCTAGATAGTACATTAAGAAAAAATAGAGATGAAGCTTTTAATGAATTTAAAAATATGATGAAAAAATATGAAAGAGAAAATATGAGGAGAGGAAATGGAAGATAAATGGGCTTCTTATACAACGAAAGATGGAGATACATGGGATAAAATTTCATATCTGTTATATAAAAATTCAAAATTTATTCATTACCTGAATTTATGGAACGAAGAATATTCAGAGTATTTTATTTTTCCAGCAGGGATAGTTATAAAATACAAAAAAATTGATATGAAAGACTCTAATTTACCTCCTTGGAGAAGATAGTATGGAAATTGATTTTAAAAATGTAGATATTTTTGATTTTACAAAAAAAAATGAAAATGCAAGAAGAACAGAAATAACAATAATTTATGAAGGTAAAAATATAACAAAAGAAATTCATAGTCAACTTACTTCATGTTCTCAAAGTGACTCTATAAATCAACTAGATACACTAGAGCTCACTTTAGAGAATAGGGATATGTTATGGATATCATCGTGGATGCCACAAAAAGGAGAAACACTCAAAGCAACCTTAACATTAAAACATTGGGAAAAGGATTTGGAAATAATCACACATGATATGGGATTGTTTTATATAGATACTGTAGATTTTAGTGGTCCTCCTGATGTAGTTAATATAAAAGCTATTTCATTTGATATAGCTTCAGATATTGTTGATAAAAAAGAAAATAAAGTTTGGGAAAATGTAACATATAAAACAATTTTTAATGAAATTGCAAAGAAAAGAAATATAAAAGCTATTTGTGAAATTTCTTTTAATAGAAAATATCAAAGAATAGAACAAAAGTTACAATCTGACTTTGATTTTCTAAAAAAATTATCTGAAGAAGCTGGAATAAATCTTAAATTATTTGATAACAAAATTATAGCTTTTGAAGAAGAAGAATATGAAAAAAAAGAAGCTAAGAAAATATTTTTTAAAAATCAATTAGAGAGTTATAGTTTTTCAACAGAAGATACTGATAGCTATTCGAGTTGTACCATAAGTTATTATAACTACAAGAAAAAAAAGAAAATAGAAAAAACTTTTAAAATAAAAAATAGGAACTCATATAAAAAGCAAACTAAAAGAAACTTATTTATAAATGAGGATAAACAAGTAACTGGTAAGAATGCTCAAGAAGTTGAAAAGCAACTACTAGAAATAGCTAAAAAAGCTTTAAGAGATAAAAATAAAAGAGAAATAAAAGGAAATATATCTTTTATGGGAACAAGTGAATTAATATCAGTTGGAGACGCAATTATTTTAAATGATTTTGGAAATTTCTCTGGAAAATATATGATAGATGATTTAAAAATTGATTTTTTATCTTATAAAATAAATGCTGAAATTCATAAAATAATAGAGTTTGAGGTGGAAAATGATTAGGTATGGAACTGTATCAAGCATCTTTCCTGAAAAAGGAACTATAAAAGTAACGTTTGAAGATATTGATATTCCTTCTGTAGAAATTCCAGTTTTACAAGGAAGAACAGAAGGAACAAAACATTATTCATTTCCTAAGATTGGTGAAGTTGGAATTTGTGTATTTCCTGAAAATACTTTCAATGGTTTTTATTTAGGTTCTGGATATGATGAAGCAACACCTGTACCAGCTGGAGCAGGAGCAGGAGTTGAAATAACTGTTTTTAATGATGGAACTATAATTTCATATGATGAAAATAATTCTAAGTTATATATAAATTGTAAAAATCAAATAGAAATAGTTGCTCAAAGCATAAAAATAGAATGTCCAAAAACTAAAATTGTTGGGGATATTGATATAGATGGTTCTGTAAATATAAAAGGAAAATTAGATGCTAGTAAAGATGTTACAGCAAGTGGGATATCTTTAAAATCTCATTCCCATAGCAAAGTAAAAGCTGGTGGAGATAAAACAGGAGGTCCTGAATGATAGTTGGTAGTCTAGGAAATTATGTATTTTTTACAAGTTCAATCTACACAAAGACATATAATTCATTTTCAAGAAGTATGTCTTCAAGATGGATAGAACATAAAATTATTGGAGAAAAACCCAAAATACAGTTTGATGGATTAGAGCTCGAAAACATAAGTTTTTCAATCCATTTAAATCGTTTTTTCAAAGTAAATGTAGATAAAGAAAAAAAGAAGTTAGAAACTTTTTTGAAGGAAGGAAAAGTTTTAAGACTTATACTTGGAGGAAAAAAGATTGGGAATTATGTTATTACCAGTATAGGAGAAGATCCTAAAGGATATAATGCTTTTGGAGTTCCGACTAAAATGGATTTAAAAATAGAATTGAAGGAGTATAACTAATGGAAATATATGTAGACTCTTCAAAAGAAAGAAATTATAAATTTATAAAAAATAGAACTGAAGAAATTATTCAAAATATTGAAAATATTATATCAAGAATAAGAGGAAATATTGTTTTAGCTAGAGAAAAAGGAATTAATTTTAACTATGTTGATGAACCTATTGATATAGTTAATGCAGAAATTATAGCAGATTGCATGGAAGAAATTGAAAGAGAAGAACCTAGATTTAATGTAGAAGATATAAGAATATTAGAAAATCAAGAATTGGCTAAAATTAAAATAGTTGTAATTGGAGATGTTAAAGATGGATAAGTTTAAATTTATAGATTTTGATACAAATCAAATAAAAAAAGAACTAAAAAATGGATACGAAGAAATCATGAATACGAAAGTTTCAGCAGGAGATCCAGCTGAAGATTTTATTGATTGGGTTACATATTTGGTATGTGTATCTAAAGATTATATGAATTTTATAGGAAAAATGAATTTGCTTCAATATTCACAAGGAAAATATTTAGATGCTCTGGGTGCACTTGTAGATGTTTCAAGAATAATAGAAAAAGGAGCAGAATGTTCAGTAGAATATACGTTCTCTAAAATTTTTGACGAAAGAAAGATAATACCAAAAGGACACAAGATAGCAAAAGGTAATCTATATTTCGAAAGTATCGAAACAATAGTCTTAGAACCTGGAAAAAGAACAGTAGTAGGAAAAGTAAAATGCTTAGTACCTGGATTAATAGGAAATGAAATTGAAACAGGAGAAATAGCTACAATTGTAGATGATGTCCCTTACTTATTATCAGTTTCAAATATAACTAAAACATCTGGTGGTGCTGATAGAGAAGATGATGATGCTTATAGAAATAGAATAAGATTAAGACCTAGAGCCTTTTCAGTAGCAGGACCTCATGGTGCTTATCAGTATTATACATTAACATCACACCAAGATATTAAAGATTCTTATATTTATACCCCTCCATCAACACCTGGAGTTGTAAAAATTATTCCATTGTTGAAAAATGGAGAATTACCTAGTCAAGAAATATTAGAAAAAATTAAAGAAAAATTAGCTGATGATGTAAGACCTTTGACAGATAAAATTGAAATAGAAAAACCAAAAGTACAATCGTATAACATAGACATTAAATATTGGACTAAGAAAGGGGATAACCCTATTTTGGTAAAAAAAGAAGTAGAAGCAGCTTTCAATGAATATATTTATTGGCAAAAAGAAAAACTAGGAAGAGATATAAATCCAAATAAATTAACACAATTAATAATATTAGCAGGAGCTAAAAGAATAGAAATAACAAGTCCTGCTTTTCAAAAAATAGAAAAAGATACTGTAGCAAAAGAACTGACTAAGAGCATAAAGTATATAGGTGAGGAAGATGAATAAGTTAGAGCGAGCAAGTTACACAGCAATATTTCCTGAGAACTTAAAAAAATATAAAAATCTAACAGCCTTTTCTAAGAGCATTGAAAAAATTTTTAAAACTTATATTGTAGATAAAATTGAAACTTTAGCACTTTTTTATAATCTTGAAGTACAAGAAGATAATGTTTTAGATGAAATTGCTTGGTTTTTTAATATAGATAAATATAGAGTAGACTTAGACAGAGAAATCAAAATAAAATTAATAAAGTCTGCATATTGGGTTCATTCAAAAAAAGGAACTAAGACTGCTGTAATTTTTCAATTAAAAAATTTAAATTATGAAATAAAAATTGAAGAATGGTTTGAGTATGCAGGGAGACCTTTTACATTTAGGCTTACAACAGTGAATGAAAGTAAGGAGAGGGATTGGTTAAAAAATGTTTTATCTCTTATAGAAGAGTATAAAAATGTTAGAAGTATATTAGAAGCTTTTTATTTGTTGAAAGAAAAAAAATACGAATATCATGTTTTAGGATACAAAGAAGTATTTATAAGTGGAAAAAGAGTTAATGCTGGAGAAGATATAGACGTAAAGAAAAATCTATTCTTAGGAGCATACAAACAGATTAGAAAGGAGATTGTAAAATGAAATTTAGTGGATTAACAAAAAAAGGAAGAGCATATCTTGCAAAAAGTCAGGCTAGTTCTACTCCTATTCAATTTACAAAAATGAAATTTGGAGATGGAAAACTGATAGATAATGAAAATCCTGCTGATTTAATTGATATTAAAAATATAAAAATAGAAAAATCAATATTAAGTAAAGAACAAAAAGGAGATGCTGTAGTACTAACAACTGTTATAGATAATGTTTCTTTAGAAGAAGGCTATTTCCCTAGAGAAACAGGAATATATGTATTAGATGAAGGAGTAGAAGTTCTATATTTTTATATGAATGATGGAGATGAGACTTCTTGGATTCCACCTGAAGCAGATGGACCTCACAGAATGGAAGTAAAAATAAATTTAATTTCATCAAATACAGGATCTGTTGTTGTTCATAACGATGGTAAAGATTTATATATAACAAAAGAGTATTTAGAAGCAAATTACACTCAAAAAGGTGAATATGATGGAACAGCACAAGAAATTGAAGATAGAGTTGTTGCTGCTGTTGGCAAAGAAGATGGTAAATTTCCTTTGAATGAAGCAATACAAGGAAATGTTTATTATTTTCCAGCAAACAAGAAGTTTTATGTCTGTAAAGAAACTCAAAACAGAAGAATCAGTGTCCCTGATGTAAAATTTGAAGAACTTTCAATTTGGGAAAATAGAAATAGATTGGAAAATCTAATCAAAATCGAAATCTTGAGTATGACTAATTTATTAGGATATCAAAACGGGACAGATGCTACAGAGTGGTTTATTCCTATCCCTCCACACATAAAAAAAGAAAAAATCATAGGATTAAACTGTTTAAATCAATCAACTTGGTTTGAATATTGTGTACTAGATATTCATGCAAATTGTATAAGAGTTGGAGGTAAAGGAAATTTTACTGGGATTAGTCCAAATATAATAAAAGTACAAGTTTCTTACCTTTAATAACTTACAGATAAATATTTAAGTCAATTTATTAAATACATCAATAGAAATAAATTGATTTTGAGGGTCAGCCACTAATTTCAAAATATTAGTATTAATATCTAAGTGAAATTTAATACCATTAAATAAAGTATAATCGGCTATATTTGTATTTGTAGAGTTATCTAAGACAACATAAAATGATACTCCTCCTAAAAATCTAATTTTAAAATAATAATCTAATATATTTCTATATGTAACATAATTTGGTAATTTTCCACTTGTACCAACTGGTACTGGCGAACCTCCACGATACATTATGTTATCTGACTTTCTTTTTAGATTTTCCAATCTCTCAAGAATTGACCCATTATCAAATGGAATATAGTTATTAATATTTGGAGATATATCACTATTATTATTTTTACAAATATATAGCTTTCTTGTATTATTATCCCAATATGCTTTACCAGATGTTTTTAATCCTGGTTCATTTAATATTCCACCATAATCTTTTCCCATCATCTGAGTAAACTTATTTCCTTCTAGCACTGTCCCTTCTTCAGTTCCATACTTAACGATTCCATACTGCTCAGCTGAGGCATAGTCTGTTTTATTTACTTTTTTATTCATTCCTTCATTAAACTCTTGAAGTGACACATAACTATGTAAATCAATCTTGGCATCAACTTTTGAACCACTTGTTATATTAAAATAAATTACTATTATAAAAGCGTGTGGACTATCTTTCATTAATGGAATATAATCATATTTATCTCCAGCATTAGCATAAGCATAAAGAATTTCTTCACCTTCATTTCCTTGTGCATAAAGTCCAATTTCTCTGAAGATTTTATCTTCTCTTAGCTCAGCATTAGAAAATTGAAGTTCTATAGCTACTATATTTTTTTCATCTCCCTGTATCTTACAACTAGTTACATTAGCTGTCCCCCATACTTCTTTTACATCTGTTAAGAATCTAATCTCATCATTTGAAGTTATTGAACCACTTCCTAACTTTGCTTTTGTAAAAGTTAGAGTTTCAGATAAATTTCCATTTATCTTAGCTTGAAGTTGTTCACCTTTTTTTGTTAGCTTTAAGCCTTCAAAATAACTCATTATTTAATTCCCCCTATCTCGATTATTTTTGTAAATCCTATCCCTTGAGCAGTATTTAACTTTGAATTTATTCTCATTGTTTGATCTAGTTTAAAATCAGCTTTTATTTCTATTTTTTTTATATTCTCAACTACTGATGAATAATATTTATTGCTTTTATTATTGATAATTTCAAGCTCCCAATACATTCTCGCTCCAACTTCACAAACTTTATTTAAGTCAGGCATTTTATTAATAACTTTTAAATCATCAATCATATTTACCTTAAATAGTTGACTAGCTACTTCTTGCAATGGTCTTGTTTTTAATTTAGTAACTTCTTTATTAGTAAGTTCCCTAGTAAGTGAAAGTAAAAATTCTGTATTAGGTAATCCATCAAGTGCCATTTTTTTTATAATTAATGCTTGTCTATAAGTCTCATCATCTCGACCATTTCTCTTTTCATCATATCTTTCCCCCATAAAATCTAAGAATATTCCTGAACATTTTAATAAAGATGTTTGATTTTTTAAATTTTCTATTAAGTCATCTATATATTCAATAACAGGCTTCAAAGTTTTGTATAATTTAATTGTATTTTCTTTTTGAAAATGCAAAGGTAACCCCTTAATAACTTCATCAATCATTATATTCTCCCAGCACTCTTTGGTATTTCATTAAAATTTAATTGAATTGAATTACTCCAAATAAGAGTACTTTTTTTTCTAAACTTTAAGTCAAAATCTGTATATTTATAGTTTTTATTATAAAGATACTCATATAAGAATGTTCCATTTGATAGTAAAGCACCTATTCCAGCTTCATTAATATACTCATCAATTAAATTTTTGATTTTCAATTCATCAGCACTTTTTATATCCAATTTATATTCAATTTCTGTTTGAGTTGGTCTGTCAAATCTTATAACTTCATAATGATTTGGTACAGATGTTGGAACATTTACTTCAACATTTCCTTTAGTATCTGGAGTATGAATGTGCATATAAATAGCATGTGCTATTTCTTCCTTTATTCCTCCATCTACTACTATCCAAATGCTTTTTGGAGAAAGTCCAAAGCTGTCTATATTCATTGTATTGTTTCTTATCCCATTAGCACTTTTTACTCCTGGTAATTTTCTTATAGCATTTAAAATAGGTAATAAACTCCATTCACCTTTGCTATTACCAGCTAAATATCTTTTTAAATACTCATAATCAGTTTCAGAAGAAAGCCCACCTTCTCCAATTTCAACATTTTGTACATCAACTATTGATGCTGGAGCTTTTATAACTTTTTCAATTTTATTAATTTGGATGTTTCCTTCCTCTCCCTCGAATAAGCTTTGAAATAGTATTGTTTTAGTTCTTGAAGAGTCCACTTCAAATCTTTCTATATTTTCATATTTCACTCCATTTTCAGCTTGTATGATAATGTCTCCTTGTAACACATCTACAAAATTAGTTGCTGTAACTTTACAATGTACTTGAGCTTTTGTTCCAAATCTTCTAGGAAAAAAATATAACAAATTGTCTAATTCCTCATTTTGTGCATTGTATATATTTAAACCCCTTGCTATTGAAATTGCTTTATCTTCCAAATAAGAACAAAGATATATGAAAGGTGCTACTAATTTATAGTAATCTCCAGTTGGTTCAACATTGAAATCACTTCCAAAATTTTCTTTTTTTTGTGCTTCTTTTTGTGCTAATTCCATAAGTCCTTGAAAGCCTTTTGTTTCAAATTTATCCACTGATTATCACCTCTTTCTCTATATTGTTATGTTTCTTATGTGTTATATATATTTTTGCCTTTAAAGTTCTTTCTGCTTCAGAAATTATTTGATAACTAACTGTTTCTATTTCAGTTCTATACCATTCTTGTAACTTTCTACAAATATGTTCAAGTTTGTATTCAGCTACATCCTGTTCATTTATTATTCTTATATCAAGCCCTAAATTTTCATCATAAAAACACTCTATTGAGTATATTTTTAAAGAGTTTACTACTCTTTGCCAAAATTCTTCTATTCCTGAAATAGTTGAAAAGTTAATATCTCCATCATTCATTTTTATAGCTTTCATTAAACTACTCCTCCACTTGTGTCATTTCCTTTTGCTACTCCTGAATGCTTATGATTTTTTAAGCTCTTATCTCCAGCCTTAACATCTTCTGTTGCTGAAACAGTTCCAGTTGAGGATATATTCCCAGTTTGTGTTGTATTTCCTTTTTGAGTAGTATCTCCAGTTATTTCAACATTTCCTTTTTGACTAGAATTTCCTTTTAAATCAATATTCCCTTCCTCTAATCTATCTCCAATAATTCTAATATCAGAAGGAAATTCAAGACTTTCAGTAGCATTTGGAATTGTGAAAGGTAAAATAAAACCATTGTTTAAGTTATTTCTTCTGTTTGAATCCATAACATCATGAGAGCCTTGACTTATATATGAGGAAATATCAAAAGTTAATACAAAGTATGGCATTATATCCCCTTCTTTGATATTCCAATCAATGTGGTCTTTACTATCTCCAAACAAGGCAACTGGAACATTACGAAGTACAGGTAGAGCAACACCATTTGGACAAAACAAAGGCTCAGCATCTACAAATCTACCTTTTCTTATTTTTTGAATTTTTACTAGAATTATCCTTATGTTTTCCATCATCCTTCATCACTTTAACTCCTAATTTCATATTCCAGCTATCACTTAGACTAACACTTACCTCTTCCACTTGCATAAATCCACTCACTTCATCACTTTCAATGTATACAACATCACCTTTTTTTATATAGTGGATTGGAAAACATTCGATTGTATAGTCATATTTGTTACTTTCTTTTATAGTTTTCTTTTTTTGTTCATTTTCCCATTTATCGTCTTTTTTGCTCTTTCCTTTTTTATTGTCTGCTTTTTTATTTACTTTCACTTCTTTTTCTTGCTGTTCAACAGCTTCAGGATTATGAATCAACCCACTTTCAAAACTTAAATAAATTGCTTGATCTTTTTGTTTATCTGTATAGATATAAAGATCATCACCTTTTAAAGTCATTTTGCTCTCTGAGTCTTGAACTAATTCTCTTAACTCCTGAAATCCTTGACTGTAACAAGTAAAGCCATTAGTGTAAATTTTATCTTTGTTAAGTTCCATAGAAATAAGATTTATTCCCATTTCTTTAGTAACTTCTTTTATTGCTTCAGATATCCTAGTATTCCCATCCAAGCTAATTGAAACTATCTTACTACTATTTTTAGTTCGCTCTGAACAAGTTAGTTCTTGAATAAATGAAGAACTTTCTTTTATTTTTTTCTTTTTTATAACTTCATATTTTGAATAATAGCCAATATCTTCAGCGTACCCAAACCACAGTTCTATCTCACTTCCTACTTCTATATCTTGACTTAAATTATATATTTTGAATGTTCCTACCCCTACTTTCCCTTCTTCTCCTGTTTTTACATCAACGTCAAATTTTAAACCATCATTATTATGATCATCTAGTTTTACACCATTTATAATAAGATATGAATTTCTAGGAAAAATAGGTCTATTTGCTATAAAATTCATTACTCCTCCACTAACAGCTCAATTTTATCAATATTTTCATAATCAATTTTTATTGCTTTTCTATCTAAAGTATTAGGGATAATATATTTTTGAGGATATTTTTTATTAAAATTTCCTTTTTCATCAACTAATTTATTGAACCATAGTGGGATCCCGAATAAAATCGGCTCATTTGGATATATTAAATTATCATCAATATCATAAAGTGTTATGTACACTCTTTTATCATAAGAATTATATGTAAACTCAAATTGAAAGGTTGTCCCTGCAATAGTTACATCAGTTATATATGGAATAGATTCTTTCATTATATTTATTTTCATTTCTATACTCCTATTGTCTATGGCAGTTTTATATGCTCACTTTGTAAATCTCCTTCCCAATCCTTTACTCCTGAGCTTTTATTTTTAGTAACAGCTTGAGCAGCACCTTTTGTATTCTTTTTACCTTTTGTTGCTGTTTTTATCTTTGTTTTATTTCTAACACTAGCTTTAGCTTTTGGACTAGGGGAAGGAATCATAGAAACATGAGCAATCTTTACTTCTACCAATGAAATAGTAAATTCTGTATAATATAATGAAGTTATAGTATTTTCTATATTTGTTATAGCCATATTCTTATATAACTTAATCATATACAAGTCCACAAGTTCTCTTTTATTTCTAAGTTCAAGAACTTTTTCAAAAATTTCTTTGTGATTAGAACCTACAATTTGAACTTTAAATGATAACTCTAACGGATTTTGTGTTATGTTATCAGCTATTTGAGTTCCATCATCAATTGGAATTGTTGGAACATCATTAGAATAGCTTTCAGATATTCCAGAAACTAATTGAAGTTTTATATTTCCCAATAAAATTGGCGGAGTTTTTCTTAGATAATTATCAATTCGGTTAGAAATTGAATTTACATTATTTAGAAAACTACTTACTTTACTCATAATATTTGTGATTGAAAACATCTATATTTCCCCTTTAGCTATTTCATTTTGTAACATCAAATCCTCTAATTTTTCTACTATCATTTCTCCAATTCTATTCCAATCCATTTCTTTTGTTCCAGACATATTTACAGTAAGATTTAATATGATTTTTTTATCAGACTTATTAGAATTTTTTGTATTTACTGAATTACTTGTATTAGAAAACTCATTACTTTCAGCACTTGAATATGCATTATTTTCTTCAGCCGTTAGAACTCTTTCACCTCTGTGAAGCTCAGCGATATAGCCATCAAAAGGGACATAGTCAAGTCCTGTTTTATGAGTACCATCTATCATAGAGCTATTTGTATTTTTTTTCTCACTATCACTAAAAAACCAAGATATTCCTGGTAATGATTTTATTTTTTCACCTAAACCTGAGAAAAAACCTTTAATACTTTCCCAAATTTTAGCAACATAATCTAATATAAAATCAAAAGCTGATGCAGCAGTTGACTTCATTGTCTCCCACACTTCTTTTAATTTATCTATTAAGTTAAAAAATACATCAACTACTTTGTCTTTTAATCCTATAAAGAAATTCCCTATATCAATTATTTTGTTATATAAATAACTTCCTAATTCAGCAAACTTTGCTTTTATTAAATCCCAATTTTCTATTATCAGTTTCCCAACAGTAATAATTAAACCTATTGGGCTAAGCCACATAAATATTTTTTTACCAATATCCCATAATGCTTTAGCAAAAGCTTTAATTTTATCCCATAATGTAGATAATTTAGCCTTAATCTTCTCCCAATTTTCTATTAATAATTGTCCTAGTTTTATTATTAAACCCATTCCTGAAAAAAGTAAGAAAACCTTAACAAAACCTTTTATCTTATCCCAAAGTGAAATTAATTTTTCTTTTACAAGATCCCAGTTTCTATACAATAGGACACCAATAGCTATTACAGCCCCAATTGCAAGCATAATCGGATTAAAAGAAAGAGCTCCTAATGCAGTTTTTAAAGCTCCAATTAAAACTATTACCTTATTAATTACAAAAAGCCCAGCTATTGCACTTGCTAGTGGAATTAAAACTTCTTTCCACTTAACAATAAAATTTATTATTTTTTCTCCCCATGAAATTAGTTCACCAAAGATACTAGATAAATTTTCTGCCCATCTAGTAAATGTTCCATCTTCTTGAAATTTTACTAGTGTATTAGCTAGTGGTACGATAACTCTATCTCTAAGAATTTGAAATGGAGAGTTTTCAACTATATCACCAAATTCATTAACTCCTGCAAGAGTTGAAAGTGCTGATTTAGTTGCTCCCGATATAGTTGATAATCCTCCCTTAAATGTTTTAGCTTGCTTTTCCATTGCTCCACCAAAACGAGAGTCCATCATTTCAAATAAAGTTTTATTAAATAACTCTAAGTCATTAATTTGCCCTTTATTATTAAAAATTTCTAAGCCTTTACTTTTACCAAATTCAGCAATCATATTCTTAGTAATTCCAAATTCTTTTAATCTTTCAAGTTCTCCAGTTCTTGCATCAGCAATAGCTTCAATCGCTTGATCAAAACTTTTCCCCATTCCTGAAGCCATATCTCCAATCATTTCAAGGTAAGTTCTGTTAGTTGTTTTTAAAACTCTATCTCCTTCAATTCCATAAGACTGTAATTTCGTCATCCCACTAACTACTTCATCTGTTTCAAATGGAGTTTTATTAGCAAATCTACTAGCCCAAGCTAGTTTCTTTCTTGCCATGTCTGAATCTTTCAAAACAGTTTCAAGTGTATTTCTATACTGTTCAATATTTCCAGCACCATCAATAGCGGTTTTTATTGTAAAGCCTGCTGCTAATGCTGTAGCTATTCTTTTTAAAATACTAAAAAATGAATTTGCTTTTTCTTTGCTATTTTGAAATTGTTGCTGGGCATAATTGCCAAAATTTCCTAAACTCCTACGAAGTGAGATAAATCCATTTCTTAATTTTGAAATAGCAGGAAAGTTAGCGGTTATTTTAGCTTTCAAGGCATTAAAAGTTGTACTAATTTTATTTTTAAAAGCAACTAAACTTTGCTTTACTGAACCAATAGTGTTTTTTAGACTTCCAAATGCTGAACTAACACTATTTTTAAAATTTGACATATTATTCTTTAAATTTCCAATTTGAGAGCTAATTTGATTCAAAGAAGCTTGTCCATTTCCTACAACTTTAAAAACCAATGATAACTGTTCTAACATCACTAACCCTCCTTTCTAATTTTTATTTTTTCTTTTTACATAATCAGCCCAAGCTAATTGTAAAAGCATATATTCTTCATAACATAGATCTTCAACAGGCTTTTTATAATATGGAATCTTAGATTCAAAGCAAACATCAAATCTTCCTTGTTTAATCTTCCTTATTTTCTCCAAAATTTTTAATGAATAAAAAGGGTGTTTGTTGAAATTCAGTTATAATCACTGTAATAGTTTCTAAAGCTTCTTGATCCATATTAAAAAATTCTATGTCTCTAGCTTCAGCTGGTTGAGCTATAAAAGTATTCAATAATTTCTTACCTATTGCTAATTCATCTTTTTCAGATGAAAGCTTAAAAAATGTATCTGTTGAAACTCTTTCAATTCTAAAAGGTCTCTCTATTGTTTTAAAATCTTTCCCTGTCATCATCAAATTAAATTCTAAAGCTCCTAAACCTTCAGCTTTAAAACTTATATTTGTTATGTTCTTGTCTTCTATTTTTTTTAGAAATTCTTTATTTTTTAATTCTTGTTGCTCTGTTTTATTTACTTTATTTTCCATTAGTTCATTGCCTCCTTAACACCTACACATACAAGTTTAAATTCTCTTGAATCAGATTCTCCATCATTAGCTAATTCACCTTTATTAACACCGATTTCTTTTATACTTACTCCTCTACTATATTTTGAATTAGAACTATCTTTAAAATATCCTGAGCCTGTTATGGCGTTCTCAGAAGCATTTAAAAGTATTTTTTCATCTTCTGTTCCAGTTGGTACAGTTATTGTTATTTCTATATTTGAGTCAGGTGAGTATATTATTCTTCTTTCCCCATAAATGCTTTTATCAGATTGTTTATATGGATCCTCAGGTGCTCCAACAGTCAAACTTCTCCATTCCTTAAAAGTATAGCCATTAAAAATAAAAGTTTTTTTACTTAAATCAACCATTATTTATTACCTCCAATATCCTTGTTAGTTTTTACTAATGTTAAATCCATATAATATCCCCAGTTTCTAATTCTAAAAAGTACTCTTTGTCTTATAATTCTAAGCCCTCTTTCTGTTGCAGTTTGATTAACTGGGTAAACTGCATATTGATATTTACCATTTAACTTTGCAAGTAATTTATTAGCTCCCATTTCTTCCATAACATTAGTCAATGTCTCCTCTATAAAAGCATATCCTTCTTCATCTTGTGGGAACCCTTTTTTAATCATTGCTTTTTCTAGATTTTCATTAAGATTTACAATAATACAGTCTATTGCAGTAGTTTCATCTAAATAAGTTCCATCTGTTGATTTTCCACCATTGGCTGTTATATAACCTTCTGATGTTCTTTTTTCTACAAATGTAATATTATTCTTTGTAAGTTCAGGCTTCTTAGCTAATTCAGTGTCAGCTGTTACTCCTTGCAACTCTATCATTGAGCTTCTGTAACCTGCTCCTTTTGTTACAACTACCCCAGCATAAGCGGCTGCTTTATATTCTTTATCAGCTTCATCCATTTTTAAATTCCAAATAGGTGCAATTCTATCAGACTTTAATGTATCTGCTAATGGATAAGCTTTGACTTCTGTTATATAAATTCTTCTATTTTCAGTTAAAAAAGAGCTTACAGCTTTCATTGTCTCAATACTATCAAATGTTGTTATAAGAGCGTACCATTCTTTATCTAAATTTTCATTTAGCACTTCTTTCAACTTATCTTCTATCTTTTCTTGCCCGCTCGCAGTAATTCCAACAACTCCAAAGAAATCAGGTTTTAAAATATTGCCATCTCCATCTCTTTGTCCTAGAAACTTCTCCACTAATTTATATACTTTTGAATTATTCCCAAAATCATTAGCAACATCTTTTGAGTTCATATAATATTTAAAATCTGCATTCTTATCATTTGTAACTATAAGAGTTTTATTTAATGAAGCAATTGTCAAATTCAATTCTTGTTCTAATACTACTTTTATCGGTTCTCTATATACTCCCATTATTCTTTCCTCCTTGCTATCCTGCTTTTATTTTTATTATTTACCAATAATTCTATTTCTTTTATTAATTCAAGTTCTCTTTCTTTTGTTACTTTCATATATTCAAAAACTATATCAAAAGTACAACGATACTCATATTTTGAATTAATTAATTCATTTAATGATTTTATTTCACTACTTTTTACAACTCCAGCATCAAGCCTGTTGATTTCTCTTCTGGCATTAAAAAGGATTAATTCTCTCAGTTCAATTGCATTTTCTAATGTTGCTTCTTGAGTTTCTGAATATACATCAAATTGAAGTCTTGCCATTATTCTGTATTCTGTTATTTCAAGATATTTTTCATCTTTTTTTATGTATTCTCTTTCTGTGTATCCTCTAAAATCAGCACTATTTATATTTAGTACTTGGTAAGTAGCATAAGGCTTTTTAGGAGGCTTTGTAGCAGTAAAAGCTGGTATAATTTGAATGTTACTCATTTTATTGAGTAATTCAATTATAATTTTAATCATCTTTTGTACTCCTCTTTAAAATATAGCTTTTTATATCAGCTAGATAATCAAAGTCAGTTATTTCAATTATCTTAAATTTTTCATCTCTTAAAATAGCAATATCCCCTTCTTTTAGTTTCTCTTTTGTAAATAATTCCATATCTTTTAAAGTAATTTCACCTTGAGGATAATATTTCAAAGTATCAGATGAAACAGGTATATATACCCCTTTTATAATCTTTTCTTTCTCTTCATTATCTATATATTTCCCTTTTTCCCATCTTCCTTCAACACTTGAAATAATTTTTATATTTGTTTTGTGCTTACTTAATAAAATAACTTTATCCATCTTATACATCCTTAAAGTCTGACAAATATTCTATTGTCCCATTTTCATTTACTATTTGATACCGAATTGATTTTATTAAAAATCTGTTATCTATAAGTGGTTTGGTATTATTAGCCTGTCCATTTTTAGTTTTTATTTTTAAAGTTTTTGGATTATTTGGAGTTGCCCAAGTCTGAGCTGTAGCAATACTTTGAATTACTAAACCTCTTATAGTTTCCCCTACTCTCATAAGTGCAGGTTTACCTTTTATACTTCCTTTTGCAACATCAGCAACAGCTGTTTTTATTAAGTTGCCTATATATTCTTTATTACTATCCAAAGCATTTCTCATGAATGGACGAGCAGGTATGCTAGAAGTTCCAAACTCATTATATATTGCATATTCAAGGATACTTGTTTTTCCATCTTCTCCTGTTAAGCTTTTATCAATAGCTAATATTCCAATTTCTACAGTATGTTTACTTAAATATCCCATTTCTTGGCAAATTTCTACAATTGTCATATTTCTACAACCCCAAATAAATCTCTTACTCCTCTTACAAAATTGTCTGACTGTTCTATTTTATTTAAAAAAGTATAATTTATTCCTCTTATTCCATAGCTCTTTAATCCTTCAGCATTAGAAAGTTCTTCCTTTATTGTTGAGCAGATGAACATTAATAGATTTTCAGGTAATTCATCATAGCCAGCTATATATTCTATTTCTACATAAGAATCTGTTGTTATAATTTCATCAAATATTACTTTTCTATTTACAAAACTAAAAGGGAGCTTTTTACACCCACTTTTAGCGTTCAATACCCTTTCAATTTTCTTTCTAGGTAAGAATACATACTTTTTATTAAGTCCACTAACTAAACTTGTTATTTGCCCTTTTACAAGCTCATAACCTAAAATTACTTCTATTTTTTTTATTGTTGCATTGATATAAAAATTTAGAAGCTTTTCATCTTCAATGTTTGTGAGCATTTTAGCAATTTCTAAATCATATTTAATACTCATTTTTTCTCCTTGCTAGAACTTTAAGAGGGAATAATCCCTCTTAAATTATGCTTTTTTCTTCAATTTTAAAATATTCTCAGGTAATTGAACTCCTAAACCTACACCTTTTTCCATGTAGTATTTTGTATACCCTTTAGAGGTTACTTTATCTTCTAATCTCATTGTCATAGCATTGTTTTGAATTCCCATTACTGCTGTGCTTAAATCTGCAAATACTCCAACTATTTCATTGGCTGTTGCTGTAGTAATCCCTTTTAATCCTGCATTTTTTGAAGTAATTAAAACAACTGGTCTAGTCATTAAAGTTCTTGCATTTCCATTGTTTAAGTCAGTAATATAGAAATCTTTTTGTTTATTTTTTAATTTAGCTACCCCTGCCCAAGTTTCAGAAGTCATGTACCACTTTGCATTTCTTGCAACTTCCTCATCTAGTGCATAGTAAGCACTTATTAATGAATCAACAAATGTTGTGTCATCAGTTGTATCTATTTCAATTTCTTGTGTTACTTTGTTATCTTTTAAAATTCCAGTAGGCATATTTGTCCCTGTTCCATTAAATAATGCATCTGCTAATCTTAAAGATAAAGCATATTCAACTCTTTTTATTAAGAAATTAGCATATCCTACAAAGTTGGTAGCAAGTAATTTGTTAGTTACTTTTGGCATTGCATACAATGAATGTAATGCTATAACTACATGGTCAATTTGAGATACAGAAGTTTCTTCTCTGTCTGCTTCCTCTCCTATCCAACCAGTTTCTGGTAAACCTGCAACTTCTCTTGGAATTGTTAGACTTCCATCTGTTATTGGAATAAACTTTATATCTCCAAGTGCTGAATTTTGCTCAACTAATCTTTCAAGTATTGTATTTACATACTGTGTTTTAATAGCTTTTGATGTATTAGTTGTATTAGCAGGATCTGCTGAAAAATTTAATTCTGTTGTTGAATTAAAAACAGTTTCTGTTGCTTTTCCATTTTTTTCAACTTCTTGTATCATTGCACTAAATTGTTCAGCAACTGTAACTTCTGCTGGAGTAGCTTTAAAGTCTGCTTTTAATCCTTTAATAACTTCATTAAACTCAGTCATTTGCTTTTCAATTTCAGCTTTAAATTCTCCATTTAATTCAGTTTTAATTTCTTCAAACTTTGAATTAATTTCATTGAATTTAGTAGGTAAATTTTTGATTTCTTCTGGTGTTCCAGCTTCCAATAACTCAGTTTTAAAGTTTGCTAATAATTCAGCCATTAATAATTTTAATTGTTCCTTATCCATTTGTTCTATTCCTCCATTTTCTTTATTAAATACTCTTGTTACTTTACTTCCTTTTACTGCTCCCTTGGGTGTTAAACTTCCCTCATGAGCTTCAAACTTATTTATATCTATGTAATACTTACCATTTTCACTATATTCTTTATAATCTACAATGTTCCCACCCACTGACATTTCAAAAGGTAGTTTCATTTCTTTCATAAGTGAATATAATTTTACAGCTTCAGGATTTATATAATTACCATTATCATCTTTTGACAAATGAAATTCTCCCATAACTTCAAACCCTTTTTCTGTTTCTTCTCCTACTAATTTCCCAACTGGTAAAAGTTCACCGTAATGATTGTACAAAAGAAGTAAAGTTTTCCCATTATTCCCTTGCATACTTCCCTTTTTAAATCTGTAAACACCCTTTGCAAGACTATCATTTTGCATATTTACAAGTATTCCTGTAAATCTTCCTGGTGTCTCTTCTTCTTCTTTAAACTTTTCAATTTCACAAGTAAAATTTAATGTTTCATCAGAAAAATTAATTCTTTTCTTTATCTTTTTCTTTGACATACCTACTCCTTTTATCTAAAAATAATTAAACAACTACATCTAACAACCTCAGAAACAGGTAAAGTATCTTGGTGTGGGTAGTCAGCTTCCACACCATCTTTTAACTTCCACTTATAATTTATATCCACCCATTTATTACTTATAGCTTTATGGTGTGGTCTGTATGTTTTTTTCCCACCAACATGTATCCAGCATTTTTCTTTCATCACATTCTTGGCAGTTTCATAACTTGTTGTATTAATGCTCTTACTTGTCTCAGTTCTTGCTATTGTGCTAGCCCTTTGTTCTGTCATTCCATTAATATTTTTTACCAGTTCTTTTACCATGTCATTATGTGACAAGCCTTCTTCTTGTCCTGTTGTAATTATCTTATTTAAAATATTTTTTGTTGTTGCTGTCATTTTAGTTGCTTGTTTTCCAGCATTTTTTGTATTCCAATTTTTTAAAAAATAATCTCTAATACCTTTTATAGTTTTAGGTTTTATTACTTTTTTGTAGATGTTTTGAAAGCCCTTAAAAGTCTCCTCGAATGTATATAGATAAATTACTTCAAGTCCACTTTTAAACTTTTTCAAAAGCCATTCATAATCAATATTTATTATCATTTTTACATCATAAGATTTTGAATTATCTGCAATTACTTTATCTCTTAGTTCAACGAATATTTTTTCTATAATTTTCTTATTCCTTGCACTGAGTCTTCTTTCTAGTGCTTTAATTGCCTTTATTTTTTGAACTTCCTTTTTCATACATCCTCAGCCTTTTCACCTTCTGTTGTTGTTGGCTCTGTAATTTCTTCGAGTGTCATATCTCCACCATTTATAAGTAAGACATCCCCGCCTTTTAGTTGCTCCAAACTTAAATCAGTAAGTTCTGATATAATCCTTCTATATTCATTTATAGTTACTCTATTTTTAAGAGGTTCCAACTTTTGAATAATATCTGCTATATCATCTTTTAATTCGTCCGCTCCAGATAAGTCATAGTCTATGTACTCACCATTTTTTAAATAATCACTTAATAAGTAATTAAGCCAATTTTTTAAATTATTAAAGAATGGAATTACAGCTTCTCTATACAACTCTTTTTTAGCTTGTTTTCTGTTTTGATAAGTCGAATCACCGCCACCAACTAACTCAATTGGAACATCTGCAGCTATAGCTGCTCTTTCATGTGCTTTCTGTTCAGCTGTACTCCAGTCAGCATCTATAGGTGCTTTTGAAGTATCTTGGTATTTAAGTCCTGATCCAAGTACTAGAGGACTACCTGCATTCTCAGCTCCAGCATAGTGAGCTGAATATTTACTTCTTATTTCTTCCCTGTCTTCTTTATCTACAGCTCCTTCTGTTTGAAGAATTCCACCTGGTTTTCCTAAATTATTTGCCAAGCTCCAGTTCCATTTCCAAGCCTTGAATAAATAAGCACCAAATATTGCTAATGCATTCTGTTTGCTCCTTCCTTGTCCTATTCCATTTCCACTAACTCCATCAATTATGTTGTCATAGTTTGGAGAACTAAGCCACATATAGTTTTTTAATTCATCCCCAGTTATTATTTTAGCTGGATTATGGATTCTTATTTCCCTTATCCTTCTACCTTCAAAATACACTGTAAAATTATTTGGTGAGTGTATATATAAATCAGGAGCAAGTGAGGGCAATCCTTTTATAAGCTCTAATAAAACTCCATTATTTGAACCTTCTAACCAAACTATTAAATAATCTATAAAGTCCTGGAATGATGTATTTGGATTAATCATTCTAAAAATTTTATTTAAAATATGATTATCAACTTTTTTCTTGCCGTCTTCTTTTCCTGTATAAATGCCCATTTCTATATTTTGACAAGCCTTAATCTTTTTTTTAATTGGTAGCATAAAGCCTGGCTGTTCCCATATTGTTGACATATATTCAGATGATTCAAAATTCTTCCCATCTCCAGTCATTACAGAACAATCCTTGAAAAACCAATTTTTAAAAATTTCTCTAATACTCATATACCCACTTCCCTTTTTTCATATCATTAGAAAATGCGTATCTTGTTGCATCTATACTATGATTATTTTTATCTTCCAAACGAGGTAAAGCATTTCCATCTCTATCAGTTGCATAATCTATCATTTCAAACTCCCGAGAAATATTAGGTGTTCTTTTTGGATCAATTACTATTGCCTCTAAATCAGCAAGCCATTTTTCTCCATACTCAACACTCCCAGCTCCTTTTTTAGCTCCTGTAGCACTGATATCATATTCTCTAAGTTCATCTATACTTTTTGGTTCAGCACTATCACATATAACTAATTCATCATAATTCTTTGATATGATAAAAGCAGCTAATTCTCTATTTTTAATTCCTACTCCAAAAAACTCATCAATAGCATAGATTATCCTCTTTTTCTTATCATATCCCCAACGAACAAATGCCATTGGATCAACTCCATACCCCCAGTCAACTCCATTTCTAAATCTATCAAGTCCTTTTATTTCTTCATTGCTAATAGTTCTAATTTCTAAATTATCAAAAGGAACTATTCCATTTCCAATAGGTTCTCCTAAGTATGTATGCTTGTATTTCATAGGGTTATTTAACTTTACTGCTTCAGCTCGTTTTACAAAATCATCTGAAATAAATGGATTGTCTAGATAAGTTGAGTGATGTACAAATATTTCATCATCTTCTTTAAAAGTATATTCGTATTTCTTATTTACCCAATTATGCTTCATTTTTGGTGGGTTATATGAGAAAAAACCTTTATACCTTAAATTATCTTTTAATTTTCCTCTATATATTGAATCAAGTACCATTTCTACTTCATCTTCATTTTTAAATTCGGCTAATTCCTCAAACCAATATTCTGTAATTGGAAAACTTGAATCAACTATTGATTTACTTTTTTGTGGATCATCAACTCCCATAAATATAAATTTATTTCCTCTCTCTGTGTATCTGATTTCTAAAGGACTTAACTTATATTCAAAATAGTCTTCAACTCCTAATTGCTTAATTGCCCATTTTATTTGCTCATAAACAGACTTCTTTAAAGTTTCACCAACTTTTCTAATACAAACTATATTTAGAGGATTTCTAATTAAATCAAGTGTCAACATTAAAGCTATATTACTTGATTTAGCGGATCCTCTTCCGCCTTTACAGACTATTTTTGTGTACTTATTACTTTTCCAAGCTTTATAAACTTCATGAAATTTTGGTGTTAATACTTCTGATACTTGTTTAATTTCCCTTTTTTTCTTAGAGATTATCAACTATCAACACCCCTCTTTCTTCTTCCACTTCTTTTTTAGCTTCTTCTTTTTTCTTTTCGCTTCTTGCTGTTACTTTCTCTACAACACTTGCAACTTTAACTAAAGCATCAGCAGTTTTTGGATCTCGAAATTGTTCAGGATTTTTAGAGATTTCTATTAATATTTTTTTGTGAGTCTCATCAAGTAAATCAACTACATCATCTAAAGTCATTCCTGCTAGTTTCCTAGCTTCTTCAAATTCTTCTTTGTTATCTTTTATCCAACGATAGATAGTGCCTAATGATTTATTTAAAGCACTAGCTATTTCTTTTGCTGTTTTTCCTTGTGCATATAGTTTTTTAGCTTTTAATAACTCTAAATCCATAAAGCACCTCCATTATTTTTGTTTCTATATTGTTATAACTTTTTTCTTTTATAAATGTTTGGAAAAATTGGAAAAATATAAAGAAAATAAAAAAAGACTGGTTTTACCAATCTTTTTACTATAAATCACATTAAACTTACTTGATATATTTCTTTCATATTTGGAGTATGATAAATAAGAACATTCTTTTTTACTAAAAATGCTATAGCATATCGAATCTTTTCTAATGTAACATTTTTATCTATACTTTCTTTTCCTTCTATTAATTTATTAAAATAAATAGGAATAGTATATTTTTTATTGTCATCATATGTTCTATGCTTAATAGGAGAAAGTAAAAGTTCTATTTCATTTACAAAAGTAAAGAAATCATCAAAATATTCTATCATATATGTTTTATCTTCTCCACTTATAACTTTTTGAGAAACTTCTTTTATTTTATCAAAAAAACCTTCTAAGAAAAATATAAGTGAAAAAAAATCACGATTATCAGGATTAACTTCAAATATTTTTTTATTTTTATAAAAAAATTCAAAAGAAATTAATTTTCCATATTGCTGATTTTCAATTCCTAAATTAATGGGATCCTTTTTAGAATAAACAGTTACAATTTTTATTCCTGCTGTAAATAAATAAGTAGTTATTCCCAAAAATTCATAAAGTTTTGATTTTTTTAAGTCTTTTTCTATTGAAATTTTCTTTTCCTTTTTTAAATAATTTGCAGTAAAAAGCATCCAAAATCCTCTTATTGAAATAGCAAAGAATAATTCAGCATTCTCTGACTTTGCAAATTTGATTTTTTCAGATATTTGTTTTTCACTTAAAGAAAAAATATTTTTACTAGTATGTTTTACTTCTATAATGTAATTTTTTCCTTTTTCATCAATCACTTTATAGTCAACTGTATTTTCTCCAGAAATTTGTGAAATACTTTCATCATATGCTACAATTTTTTTAAATTTTTTTGTTAAATATACTGCTAATATAAACTCATATTCTTTATGTTTTCCTTCTATTCTTTTTTGAAAACTTTCTAAATCAATATTTAAAAAATTAGCCAATTCTTTTTTAGCTTCTTCATTCAAATCTGTTGATAATTTATCAAAAGCTAAAAGTTTTTCAAAATCAGACATTTACATTCTCCTTTTTTGTTAAAATAAACTATAGTTTAATTCTTTTTTTATTTGGCGGGAGCTTTTAAAGGTGCTTTCTTTTTCTAACAATTCAAGACTTTCTAAATCAATTTTCCAAGTCCCTTTTTTATTATTTTTTATGTATTGCCCACCTAAAAGACCTCTTTTACAGTAATTATATACAGTTTCTGTACTGACACCTAATCTTTTTGCTACTTGAGCAACACTCAAATATTTTTTAGACATCCTTAGCTCCCTCCTTTTCTATGAAATATTAGAACTTTATTTTTATAAATTCAACAATTCTTTTTTCTTTTTTTCAAATTCTTCTTGTGTGATAATTCCATTATCTAAAAGTTCTTTATATCTTTTTACTTCTGTTATTGGATCATTTGTATTTTGTACATTAGAATTATTAACTTGATTTTTTTCATTTTCACTAACAATTGAAGCTAGTATAGCAACTATATCTTCAGCTTGCTTTTTTGCTGCTCTATATACAAAACCATCTTTTTTGAATTCAGTTGTTAATAACTCAATATATTCAGCTGGGACTATCTTATTATCTAAGACAATTTTTACTTTCAAGCTTTTAACAACTTCTTTAGCTTTTTTCCCACCAGTAAGTCCTCCAACTACTGCTCCTATTCCACCAAAAAGTGCCCCCCCAACTATTGCACTTCCAAGTCCACCTTTTGTTATAGTATTTCCATCTTCAAGAATTTCATATTCTAATACCTCAGAATAATTATAAATTCTAGCTTTTCTTAACAATGTTTTAGGAAATATTATTTTCTTTGCATTATCATCAAACTTTATTAATTTTCCTACTCCTCTTGTTTCTACAAAATTAGCAATATCTAAGTTTGCTTGTTTTTCTTTTTCAATTTCTTCAAGGATTTCGTTTTTTGTTGTTTCTTGTAATTTTTTAAAAGTATTTCTATTATTTCCACATAAATCCAGACATTTACTACATACAAAACCATCATTTAGTTTTTTACTTGTTTTTTCTTTTCCACAAATTGAGCAAATTCCTTTTTCACCAAATATTCCAAACATAAACAATCCCCCTTAATAAAATGATTAAATATATTAAAATATATCATATTATTTTTTAATTTTCAATAAAAAAAGCTTGACATTTTATATACTATGGTGTATAATAAATACATAAGGAGGTGAGAAAGTGAGTAGGAAAAAGAAAAAAAGAACAACCGAAGAAATCTTAATTACACTATCAATAATACTCGCCATATTAGAAATAGTTAAAGTAATTATAGAACTCTTCCAGTTATTCTTCTAAAACATCAAAGGGAAAGGGGAAGAAATTCCCCAAGTACCTTATCTCTTACTCAATTATACTATGTCTAAAGAAAAAATTCAAATATTAATTTTAGTTTTAGGAATCATTGCAGTTACAGTATCTATTATTTTAAAATTTGTGTAAAAGGAGGACTTTATGGCTGTATCAGAATCTCAAAAAAAAGCAAATAAGTCGTATAGAGAGAAAAATCCAAAAAAAAATCAATATTTATCATACCGTTCAACAGCCCGTAGTTTTATTAATAATCATGCTACTTTAGATGACTTAGAAGAATTAAAAAATTTAATTTTAAAAAAAGAAATTCAATTAAAAAGAGAGGATTAGACCTCTCTTTTATCTTATATTCTCTCTAATTTTTTCAAATGCTCTATGTTTCATACTATGAACCCATTGCCTTGACATTCCAAGTTTTTTAGCTATCTCCTCTCCTGAATAACCTTTAAAAAATAAGAGATCCAATATTTGTCTTTCTTTCTTTGTACAACAACTTAGTAAATTTTCTATAAGTACTTTATTTTCTAAATTATCTATTTTTATATTTTCATCTCCAATTTCAAGATCTTCAATTCCTGAAAAATAAACTCTTTCTTGTTCACCCTTTTTAATGCTCTCTATGACATACTGAGGTACTCTATACCTTTCTTTATCTATATATTTCCTTATTTTAGCTTCTACATAAAAATACAGATGTGTCATAAACTTTGTATTATAGCTTTCATCATAAGTTTTAATTGCTTGATATACTCCTAAAACTCCTTCTTGAAATCCATCATCCGTGTTCCCCCACTTATGATTAATCTTTCTAACAGTGTTCAAGTACCTTTCAATTAATGTTTCAATAGCTTCATTATTCCCTTTTTTTGCTTCTCTTATAAGTTCCAAAACTTCTTTACTTTCCATTTTTAATCCTTATAATTATAGTGCTAATTTACTCCTCACTATCTTTTCTTCAGCTACTTTTATAATATCTCTTAGTTCTTGTTGTTCTCCAATTATTTCAAGTTGTCTACTTTCAATTCCTGCTTTTCTGTCTTGTAATTTTTTTAATTTAGAATTTAAAAGTTCTATCTCTGCTTGAATTAATTCTTTTTCTTGCTTTAAATTATCCCTTTCTTTGAAGTAATTATCTTCAAAATTATCCTCAGCAATTTTAGCTCTTTTTAAGTTTTCTAGTAAAATATCTAAAATTGCCTTGTTCCCTTCAGCATCTAAGTCATAATTTATAGGATAACAAGTAACTAAATTTGATTCTACAATTACATAAGTCATCATTTTTTCTTTATTTATATAGAATTCAGCTTTTTTATGTTTATCATAAGAAGCAGTACAGATATATTCTAGTCTTCCTAATTCAAATTTTAAATTTGTTTCTAATTCTTGAATTTTTTCTTCATTTGCTTTTTTCCAGATATCCCAAGTTCTATCACTTACAATATTTGCATTATGTACTCTTGAGGCATATCTCATTAGAGCATGTTTTGTTATATTAATTTCTTTCATTAATCTTCCTCCCAATCAGCTATTTCTTTAATATCATCAAATTCTGAACCACATTTACAACAATTAAAATATTTTATTTCCAATATTTGACTTATATCTGTATCAAATTCAGCTTCAAATTCTCCACTTTCATCAAATTCCCCTTCTTGTTCTGCAATGATAGTTGCTACAAATTTAGTTCCTCCACACATCTTACACTTCCACATTTTATATTCCTTCTAACTCTAAACAATCATCTCTATCAACACTTTCAACAGCAATAAGCATTGTCCAACCACCATATTTATTAGTTTTAAATCTTTTTAAAGATTTTACTTTTCCAGTTATTTTTCCTCTTATAAATTGTTTTACTACTATACTTTTCCCTAAACCAAGAGGCTTTTTAGATGTAAACATTGCTAATTCTCCATTATCAAAAGTTACATCTGTAAATTTACAAGGTAAAATTGTTATATAATTATCTATCATTCTTTTTATAAATTTTTTAGTATTCTTTTTATTCATTATTTCCTCCACTTTTATTTCTTTTCTCTTGCCATTCAAGTATCTCTTCCAGAACATAAATTAATTTACTACACTCTTTTACTGTCATATTATCCATTGTTTTATCTTTTCCAAGATAATGTTCAATAAATTCTTTTTTATCTTTTTCCTTGAAAACTTTGCTATATAGTGAATTTAACTTGTTTTTTTGCTTCTCTGTTGCATAGTCATTAATTAATCTATCTAAGATTTTTATAAGAATCTCAGCCTGATTATAACTGAGATCCTTACTAGAATTTTTATTAAATTTACTTTTTAAAAGTAGTCTATAATCTTCATCTTTTAAGCCTGCTTTATGCTTTAAAGTATGAATATATTTAATTTGATGTTTCTTTATTTCCTTCATTTTTCTCCTCCATTACTGTAGTCATAGAAAGAGGAATATTGACTTTGTTCCCATTTTCATCTTTATAGTATGCTTCAATAAATGTCTTAGACTTCTGAGGTTTCCAAGCTTCTTTTATTATTTGAACTCCTTCAATTAGTTCAGGATCATCTATATTTCCAGCTATTTTTTCTAGTTCCATAACTCTTGAAGCCTTCAAGTTACCGTTTTTATCTTTCTTTAATAGCAAATTTACTATTTCAAGTAAATGACTATTTTCATCCTGAACTGATTTATAAATATAGCTTTTAACCTTCTCTATGCCTGAATGAACTGTATCATCAAAACTGTCAAGCATTCTATAACCTAATGTTATAGATATTTTCCCATCAGTTGTTGTAAATGTGTGAGATTGTTGATTCTCTTTTACTCCATATAATTCAGCTTTTAATTCTGTTATACTTTTAAAGTCATCAAATACTTCTTTCTTAGTCATTGCAATTTGTGCTGAAACTTCTTTCACTTTCTTTATTGAACTCATTACTGTTTCATCAACAAGCTTTTTATAAGCTTCTATTTTTTCTTTTCTTTTAGCTTCCTTACTTTTTTCTTCTTCTAAAAATTGCTTTCTTAATGCCTCTTTTTCTTCAGCAGTTAAATTTTTAATGTCCATAACTCCTCCTATTTAAATTCTTGTAGTTTTTCTTCTAGTAGTCTTTTTCTTTCCTTAAAGAAATTAAATGTAAATTGTCCACCTCTTGTCTTATCATTTTTGTAAATCTCTATACATTTATTGATCTCTTTAATTTTTTGCTCAATTTCTTCTTTTAATTGCTTGTGATTAAAGTAAATACCTGTGTCTTCATTTGTTCCTATAGGTTCAGAATCAACAGTAAAATAAGTTAAAGTTTGTTCTTTGACACAGTCTTTACAATAGAACTCTCCAAGACACGCTTCATAAAATTTTTCTCCATCTTTTATCTCAGCTCCACAATTTTCACAATAAATTTTTATACTCATATTGTTTTAACTCCTCCAATCTTACAAACTCTTCATAGCCTGTTAATACATCCTCCAATACTGCATAAACTCCATTATTATATTTGTATAAGTAAACTATTCCATCAATTATATATAAATCTTTAAATCCCATATTTAGTCCTTTAATCTTTTGAAATCTAAGATAACAAATCTCACATCTGTTGTCTTAAACTCATTCTTTAAATTTTCAATTTGTTGTTCTCTAAAAGCTTTTAATTGTGTGCTAGTCATTTTTGAAGTAAAAGTAAATGCCCATCCTCCAATAGATCCAACGCCATCTACACAATAATAACAACATATCCAGTATTTGTATTTTCTATTAAAAAATAATTTTTTATGTCTACAGTCATAACCTATGTTAAAACCAGCTATTAATAAAGCTATTGACAATCCTATTAAAGCCCATGTGCTCATAATTCCTCCTTGTCAAATCTCACACTTAAATAACTTTTTTTCTCTTTTTTATCATTGATAATTTCAACTTGACTGATTCTTGAATTTACATTTAATATTTTATATTTCTTTCCTTCTGTAAGTTCTCCAGTTTCAGCAACAATACAATTTACAATATCACCTTTTTCTAACTTCCACATTTGAACCTCCTTGATTATTAGCAACAATTAATACAGAAGCTACAACAATTGCTAGTATTTTTCTCATATTATTCTCTCCTTTGCCTTGCTAATTCCATTTAACACAATTCAAATCAACACTAATTTTTTGAAAGTTTTTTGTTTATTTGTACTACAATTTTTTTTATTTCTTCAGTAATTTTTACATAGTTTTCCCTAGCTTTTGAATTTCCTTTGTTAGCTGCTTGAATGTAGTTCTTTCTTTTTACTGAAAGAGTAGCTAGTTCATTTAATTCCTTATCAATTTTTAAAGCATCTTTCCCATACTCTTGTTTTAAAATTTTCTTAGTTTCTTCAGTCAATACCTTATCTTTCATAGTTCCCCCTTTTTTATAATGCTAGAGTTGATAATGCAGCATCTATATATTTCTTTTCAATTTTTAATGAGTTATTTTGTAAAGCTATTTCATAGCTTGAAGTCAAAACATTTGCTAAGTTTCTTGCTGAACCTCTTACAACTATATTTATGTAGCTGATTAATGTTTGAAGCTCAGTTTCTTTATATAGTTCTATTTCATTTTTTAAAAATTCTTTTACAATATTTGAAACATCATCTATTGCTAAATCTTTTAATGATATATTTACAACAGCTCTTGAATACAAGTATTCATATTCTTTTTTTCTTGATAAAATTTTACTTTTTAAAACTTCAGTTCCTGCAATAACTACACCAACTCCCGTTTGGTCAGCTATGCTTCTTACAATATCAATTACATTTGCTTTTAAATGTTCACCCTCATCAATTATGATAATAGTTTCTGTTAGTTTTATAGCATCTTTTATTCTGTCTTTTAGAGTTTCAGAACTTCCAGTTGTATCAAGTTTTAATTCTTTTGCTATTTTCTTTATAAGTCCAACACTAGATATCCCATTTTCTGCTGTTATTAAAACTCCCCTACCACCATAAGTTTTTAGCCATTCTTGTAAAGCATGAGTTTTCCCTAACCCTGCCCTTCCATATATATAACCTATCTTAGAGCTTTCTATAATCCCTTCAGTTATATTAGAAGATACATACTTCTTTATAGTATTCAACACATGAAAAACTCTCTTTTTAGTTTCTGTATTTACTGAAAAATTTATTCTTTTTATTTTTCTTTTATGTCTATCTAAAAAGTCACTTACTTTTTCAGAAAATGCTTCATTATCTCCTGAGTATGTTCCTTTTCTCCATTCACTTAATGTACTAGCTCCTACACCCATAGCTTTTGCTATTTTTGTGAAACTCATGTTATTATCTTCTGAAAATATTTCTAATCTAGTTCTTAAATCGTCCATGATTCCTCCTAATCTTCTAAGTATATTCCTTCACCTATAAGTATTCTTTCTTTTTCATTCTTTTTCTTGTTTTCTATAGCCTTAGTGTCTTCAACTATTGTCGCATCAATTAAATCTAAATCGTCTCTTATATCTTCTCTTATTCCCATAATCTCCTTACTTAACTTACTAATTTTTTGAAGTCTTTTCTTGTGAGTTTTAATAGCAGTAACATCTTTCCAACCAGCAAGTCCTAATTGTTCAGCTTTGCATAAAAATTCTCCTGTTTCTTGATAAACATAGATATACCTTAAATCATGAGGATCGTACTTAATCTTACATTTCTCAGTTTGGTGATAATATAAATATTCATTTACATAAGTATTTCCCATAAATTCAATACCATTTTGCTTTATAATTCTTATTTCTTCATATAAGAACAGTAATCTAAGCTCTTGATCTGATAGCATTTTTCTATTTGCAAGTGGATTTTCTTCCTGGAACACTTCAAGTGGTGTTCTATTATTCATTCCTCTACCTCTGTGAGCTTTTAGTCCTGCTGCTCTTCTTAAAGCATAGTAATTATGATTTTTAGTTTCTATGAACTTTTCAATAAGTTCTTCAAGTTCCCATTGCTCTAAAATTTCTCCTTTATCTAATTTTTGCATTGCGAAACTTCTAAGATGCTCAGGTCTTTCTATAATGTTTCCACCTTTATAAGTTGCAAATTGCTTTGTAAAGCTTTCTTTAAAATCAACAAACCATCTTTCTATGTGCTTTGCTTGAGCATTGTATGCTCTTGCATGATCTACATTTATTCCTAAACTTGCATATATTCCATCTAGTTCATCAGTTCCTTTCAAAACTTTAGATTTATATGCCTTTCCATTATCAGTGTATAAATGCTGAGGTACTCCATATTTTTCAATCCCTCTTTTTAAAGCTATAGCTATAGCTTCAGTTGTTTCACTCCATGCTAAACTCCAACCAACTATAAATCTACTTTTTACATCTATCCAAACAATTAGCTTTGGAGATCCAAAATATCTTTCTCCATTTGATTTTTTCTTGTCGCCTTGATAACACATCATTTCTAAGTCATGCCCATCTGACATCCAAACTTCTCCAGCTTTTATATCTTCATAACTTCTTTCAATATATGGTGTATAAGTGTCTTTAAACTCTTTGTTTCCCATTCTTGCTTTATCTTTCTCAATAAGATTTATATCCTTATTGAGATAATTTCTTAAAGTTCCATAACTAATTGCTTTTACTCCAAACATTGCGACAACTCTTTCAAAAACAAAAGAAATCTTTGGTTTATTTTTGCTAAAATAAAGCATTTTAGCAGTTTCTAAAACTTCTTCTTTTACTCTTCTTATTCCTTTAGTTGTTCCATGTCCAGAAGCCAAAGCCAGTGGATTATGTTTATTTTTTATATATATTCCCCACCATCTTCTAAGAGTTGGTACTGTTAATTTTTTCAAAATTTCTAACTGTTGAGGATAATTCTTGCTTGCCTCTTTTACAAACTTTTTTATTATTTCTTCCTTACTATCTCCTCCTTCCTCATACTTTTCTTCTAATTTAATACAAAGAATAAATCTAGCATTTGCAACTTGTTGATTCCAAGTTGGTAGCTCATCAATAGCTGTTGCTTCTCTCTTTGCTACTGTCCTAGTTGCTACTTTCTTTTCTTTTTCTTCCTTAACTTCCACCAGTGAAGCTCTATATGCATCCACCTCAGAAGCCTTATATACATTTTTATAAACTTTCCCTATCTTCTTTTTTTCAACAGTCCAGCCTTGCAACTGTGCAAATCTTAAAGCCTGAGTTCTAGTTTTTTCAAAGAGTCTTTGTAAATCTTCTAATAAGTATTCTTTTGTCATAAAAGCTCCTTTCTAAAAGATCCTTACATTCAAAGCCCTTTCAATTCCCTTTTCAGTCTCTAGATCTCTTTCTGCATTAAGTCCTCTTAATGCTCTATATACCTTCTTTTCATCTAATCTTTCATTTTTACAAAAATCTTTCAATGTTAAATCTCTTTGTAACAGTGACTTTTGAAATGTTTTTACTCTCTTATCTCTATTCTTTACATAAGCTGGAACTTTATCACATAATGCTAGTACTTCAGCTTCTCTTTCTTCTAATTCACCATTTAAAAGCTTTTTGAATTCATATTGTGTAAGATTAAGTTCTTGCATTACTTTCTGTAGACTTATCTCAGCATCAATTAAATTCTTTTTTATTTCTGTTATTCTAATTAATTTTTCTCTATATTGCTCTACCTTCTGTTCTATACACATTTTCAAGCTCCTTTTCTATCTTTAAAATCATCTTTTTATATGTATCTGGATGCTTTCTTAAGTGTTCAAGCATTCCTTTTAAAAAATTTATTCTTTTCATTTTTGCTCCTTTTTGATATAATCAAAGTGTTGTTTTTTTATTTGGGACACCATAGCTTTGCCGAGCATGATGTCCTTTTTTTAATAATTAAAATATTGATAACCTACTCTCTTATAATATTGTCTTAAACTGTATCTATCTTTCAATCTTAAATACTCAACTGCCTCCTCTTCTTTTCCAGGTTTTATATATAGCTCTAAAGCTATTGAATGTTTCATATCGTCAAGACTACATACTCTTCCTAAATATTTCTTTGTATTTAATTTATTACTTTTCCATAAAGTAGTTAGCTCAAATGGAAAAATTTCATTTTCAAGCTCATGCTTTTCAGCATATTGCAATAGATTTTTTATTAGATCCTTGCTTACTTTCCTTCCTAATATTGTTGAAGCTGGATAGTCAATGTCTTCAACCTTTATTTCTACAATCTCTTTGAAAAATAAGCCTAATTCTTTAAGAACTAAGTACATCAGTCTTTCCCTTTCAGGCACTGAAGCTACCAATATATTAAACTGCTCTATTGTTATAAAGTCTTTTCTTTTAAAGACTCTTTTATACTTTCTAATATTTTCAGTTATATTTAAGCCTAGTATTTCTTCAAAGAAAAACTCCAAAGCATTAAGTTCTACAAGTATAGTATTTACTGATAATTCCATTAATTTATTGTCTAAAAATCTGGTTACATCTTCTTTTTTTACATCTATCACATCCTTATTAGTTACTTCTAAGAATTCTTTTACTATTCTTTTGTATGTTCTTCGAGTTGAAATTGAATAGTCTCTGTAGTTCATTTCTGATTCAAGACTTAATAAATCAAAATAAAATTTATTGTTTTCCTCCATCTTCATCTCCATACACTTCATCACTTAGTTCATTAACAGCATCAACAATTTCATCCATCTTACTCTTTATTAGTTTTATATCTTCTTGCATCACTCCAATCATTTCAAAATATGTTTTTGCTTTTTCAAAAAATTCAAATATGTTTGCTATTTCATCATCTCTCTGAGTTACTAATTCCAACATTTGATCTATTTTTGGTTCTATTTTTGTTTGTAGTGCTGGAACTCCTTGATTTAAAGCTATTTGATTATTTTTAATTCTTGTTATCATTTCTTTTGAAAATGTTTTTATAAATTTTCTGAACTCTTTAGCTCTATCTGTATTTGCTAAATAAGAAATTTCAAAGATTCCATCTTGATTAAATACTCTTTTATCTCTTTTCTTTAACACTCCTCCTTCATTGCTTAAAACTTTCTTTATTTTTGAAAACTCTGGACTTTGTAACTCTGGATTTCTTACTATTAAATGCTCTATACTTTTCTTACTTTCAAAGCCTAAAGCTTTAATTAATTCATCTATATCCATTTCAATTTCATGATTATTATTTACCATCACTTGAAGTTCTGTATTTTCAAATACTACTAAATTATTTTTATCGTTCATCTCCTCCACCTTTTATTTGATTTTTAACCTCTTAAAAGCTATAATTTATTTAAAAACTTTGGAGGTACATTTTATATGTTTGATAGTTACTTTTCTATTTTTTTAATCATTCCTTTTTTATTACTTCAAATTTTCTTTTACTTTGTTTTTTATACTTTAATAACAGGATGTAAATATTTTTATCTCATACTAAGACTTCCAATAAATAGGCTTCTTTTTTTGAAAGATAAATATTATTCTGTACATTTTTTCTCATCTGTTATTGTATTTTTATTTAATTTGTTCCCAAGTCTATCTGTTTATAATGAAGCTATCTTATTTTTTATTATTGTTCCTACATTATTATTTTTTAAAACAGAAGTAAATAGAGTATTATTAAATTATTCTTTGAAAATCATTCTATTTTGCTATATTCTGAAGTTTTATCCACAGAATATAAGTTCTTTCACTATAACTCAAAAATTATTACTTCTTGCAGAGACACAAAATGTTTCGCTATTTGATTACTTATTGCTTATTATTAAAGCCATTGTTTCAGCTAGTTTGTACCTTACAATCATTAAATCTATAATTATAATGAGTTTAGAATTCTTAAGAAAAGAATCGGAAGAAATGCAAGACAAAATAATCCAAGAACTGACTCAAGAAAAAGAATAATTATTTTAGCTACTATTACTTTTTCATCTTTTTCTTTACCTTCAAAGTATTTCAAGTTAGCTTTTTCTTCTGTTCCTAAATACAGATAATACTTTATATACTTTATAAGTTCCTTGTTCTCCATATGATCCTCCATATCTTTTGATTTTAAATTTTAAAATAATTCTATAAGCATTCCCCCTTAATTTAATATAGTGTTTCAAATGCCAATGTTCTATTTATTACTGCCCCCCCCCTTTCTTTTTTTTATATTTTTTATTTTTATATTTTTTAGAAAAATATCTTTAAAAAAATAAAATCTATTTTACAGATTTTAATTTTAAATCTCGGATACAGATTTTATTTGTAACAAATGTAAAAAAATGTTATAATTTTTTATAAAATTACTATTTCTTATAATTACAAATTGTTAAATGTTTCTTTTTGTTTCTATATTTTATATATTACAGTAACAATTTGTTTTTGTCAAGATATTTTTTTCATTTTGTTTAAAGGAGGTGTTTCTTAATGTTAGATGTTGGAAAAATGATAAAAGAATTAAGAATGAAGAAAGATATCTCACAAGAAGATCTAGCAAATGCTTTATCTGTTAATAGAGCAACAATTGCAAACTATGAAAGTGGTCGAAGAGCCTTAACTATTGATAAATTAGAAGAGCTTTTAGCAGTACTTGACACAAGCTTAGCTGATTTTTTTAATTCAAATAATTTAGAAAAAAACGAATCAAAACCTCAAGAGCTAAGAAAGATCCCAATTCTCTCTGATGTAAGTGCTGGATATGGTAAAGAAGCTTTAGAAGATGCTACTCACTGGATAAAGCTTCCTGCAAGTATTGCTAGAAATGCAACCTTTGGAACTTTTGTTGCTGGTGATTCAATGGAACCTAAAATCAACGACGGTGATCTTTTACTTGTACAGGATACTCCTCAACTTGACAGTGGTGAAATTGGTGTTTTTCTTCTAAATGAAAAAGTTTATTGTAAAAGATTTCGTTATAATCCAATTACCAAAGAAATAGTTTTAAAATCCTTAAATACTGATTATGATCCTATACGCATTACCCAAAATGATGATTTTAGAATTATTGGGAAAGTTGTTGGAATTTATGATTATACAGTTTAATTTTTGTGTTCTATTTCAACTACCCCCATTTTTGGGGGTAGTTGTTTTATTTTTGTTTTTAATACTTTTCTATTTTTTAATTAATTTTGTAGTGTTTATTTTTTGTATTTTTTCTTTTTTTCTACTTCACTCTTTCATTTTTTTTATTTGCACACCATTTTTTATTTTCTCTTTTTTTTAACTTCTTATTTTTTCGATAAGTTTTATGCTGTGCAAGCTTTTTCTTTTAATAACACTTTTTTAATCCTTGCACACCATTTGAAACATATTAGAAGATAAAAAAAAGGGATCTTAAACCCCTATTGAATGATTATTGAATTTTATCGAATATTTTTATTTTTTTTCATTTACGCTGTGCAGGAATAAAATATTTTCTTATTTTTTCTCAGTAATTATCATTTTTTATCATTCATTCACACATCATTTTATCTATACCAATATCCCTATAATTCTATCTTTAATTAATATGATCCTTTTAAAAATACTATTATCATTTTATATTACCCCCTACAGAT